ATTTCCATATCCCTTACTGTTAAAGAAACAGTTTTAAGATAAAGATGTATTACTGTAGGAGTAAAATCTATAAACTCTGTATCAAAAGAAAGGTAAGACCTATAAATTTCGTAGTTTCCTCCAGTTAGTCTTGTTCCTACATACTTTATTGAACTTCCTCCATTTATTGTTACTACTGGAGTAGATGCTACTGCTTCTGTATAGGTTGCCCCACTTTTTTTCATGTATCCATCTTTACTTTGACCCGTTACTTTTATGTATGGAATTTTGTAGCCTATATGAATTCCTCCTTGATTAATCTTTCCGATAAATTGGTCTACTATGGTAAAGGTACCTGCGCGTATGGGTGGAGGATACAACCAAGGCGCCTCAAATTGCGCTTTATAAATATTTCCATCAGTACTTGATAAATAATAACCAATATTAGCCCCACCTGTTCCACCAAAATACCAATTAACAGTCGCCATTCCTACAATAAATCCCGGAGTCTCGTAGGATTCAGTATAATTAGACCCTCCCGATATACTATATTCACCAAGTGACATCCAGTTCTCCCCAAAAGGAGCTAATATTGGTATCCAATAACTGGCAATATTTAAATTCCCAGAACATGCTAAATAATAGCTTATTGCTGTAGGATTATAAGTATAATCTACCCAGGAATCTCCGGATTTTCTTTTAAGAGTATACACAACAGTATTATTAGTTCCTTGGGTAATCCTACCTATTGTATTTTCACTAGAAGAACAATACCATAAGTGACCAGTAGAAGAATCCCATAAACTATCCGGAGCAGAAGAAACAGTGTAATAATATTTTGTTCCATAAGCAATTGTAGGAGTCATATTCATACTGTATGTTCTTATTTTGTTATCACTAAACCCTACAAAAATTGTAGCAAGTTCGCTATAAGACCACCACTCAACTCCGTTGCCTGTTCCGTAGCTTGCTACACTTATAGGTTCAGCATTTGTTATTTCTTTTCCAGTTTCATCTCTTAGTTTTACTGCAATAAAAGATTTAGCAGACCCTGTTTCTAAAGCATCTAAAACTGGTATTCCATACAATCGTTTTTCGCCTTTTTCAACTAAAATCATCCATAAAGCCATTTCTACTCCACTTAGTCCTTGTGGTAGATTTCCGGGTGCTTTTATCTTGTTTAATACTTGTACTTCGTTCATAAGTCCTCTTTAGAATAGCAAGTTATAAAATGATTAGTTCCTACTCCGGTTTGAGATTCTAGTATTTCGATTCCACCCAACCCGTTTATTTTTATTTCATAGATGTATCCGTTATCGCAACAAATCCAAAATCTACCGCTTTCATCTAAATCTGTATCAAACATAGAACTTTTCTCTGGTAAAACTGCTAACCCTGTTGGATGAAGTAAAGTTCCGGTTTCTTTTATTTCTTCCTCGTAGTCTATTCTACCAGCTTGCCCAGTAAAGTTGGTTCCTGTTAAACTGTCTATGTTGTTTGCTAATCGACTTATTCTGCCTAAGTCTTTACTACATATCCACCAAATATTCCTTTTATCTCTTACTATTCCTGTAGGATTATAAGTGTATGTCTGCCAGTTCCCGTCTTTGTCTTTTCTTTGTATTGTTGAAGACAAAGTATACGTGTGATTGTAAATTGTGTTCCCGGTTGTGTAGTATTGGCTGCCTCCGGTATTATTGTAGTAACTTGTTGGCGTATTTGCTACTGTAGTTAAAGAAGACAATAACGGCGTAATTGCTCTTGAATATCCTTTTAAATTTTTGTCAGTAAAAATAACGCTAAGAGTAGAAGGATTTCCGTTTTCGTCTCTGCCAAACCCTATTGCCTTCGAAGAAGCTTTCAAACCGCTGCTGCTGTAGTCTAAAGTTGTGTCCCATTGCCCTAAAACATAGGCGTTGCCTACACCTTCAGTTTCACCATTTTGACCTAACAGTGATTTTCTTACATCAATGCTCCATATCGAATTGAGCTCGTTGTCTCCCAAAGTTAGGCAACGGTCCAAATAGTGTTCAAACATTTCTTTCTCCTATAAAATAGAAAAGGAGTAAGCTTTTACCTTTTACAGTAAAACTACTTACTCCTTTTATGATAGTCCTTATCTATTTAGAGTTTTTTACTTTTTAAACTTTTCTTTCAAAACGAATATACATTCTTCTTCCATAAGAATCAGTTCTGTCTAGCAATATTCTTATTTCTACATTTTGCCAACCACCCAAGCTTTCTGCTTCTCTGGTTATGTCTTCAGCAGTAGCCTCTAAAAGCATTTTATCTTCTTTTGGAGATTTTTTAGTAATAAACGAATACTTGTTTGACAATTCAATTCTGTCTTGTATAGCCATTTCTCTATAAGGAGATGGCAGATTATCCACGGCAGTTCCTCCATTAAACTGGGCATTAGCAAATAATGCTAACTTAACAGATTTATTAAATTTCTTTAATAGAGAATAAAATGCTTCAATATCTAAAACCGCTCCTTCATATTTTCCTACTGCCTCTTTTACAGGTTCTTCTAAAGACTTTTCTAAAGGTGTTTCTGCAACAACAGGTCCTGCTCTATGCGGCAATTCATTTATAGATTGCTGTATGACTTCGCTTGAGTCCTCCAAAGAGAACGATTGTGACCCCCTTATATTATTTTTAGCAAATACTAAATTACCTTTCGCTTGAACTTGTCTAATAGAAGTATCTTTAACTTCTTCTTTAACAATCTTTATATCTAAATTCTTTTTTGTTTCTTCAATTGCCGGTAAAAGTGTAACTTCTAAAGGGACTTGAGTAATTTCTCGCTTTTGTAGATTTTTACTTATTGGCGTAAAAGAAAATTGAAACCATAAAATTATTAAAATGCTAATACACATATAAAATAAAATTTTAGAGAGGCCTTTAGTCCACTCGGATACATAGGGGTATCTTTTGAATAAGCCTTCTTTTTCTTTATCCAATAAATTAAATTCCATTTTTCCTTTTATGGGTGCGTTACTATGCTTATACCAATATCTTTTAGTCCATTAATAAAACCATCTATAAGTTCTTTAATTGATTCTTTAGCTATAGGAATAGGTTTTTCCTCTTCGGCTCTTACCCTTCCCCAAGAAGGAGATTCATTCCACCTTGGTGTAGTTGAAGCTACAGGAGTAACTGTACTCCCAACTGTTCCGGTAATTGCGGGGGACCCCCCTGCAACTGGAGTAGTTCCAGCAGTAGTTGGTACATTCAAGGTATTTACCATTTTTTGGGTGTTGTCTTCTATTCCACTTAACCTGTTTTCTACTACTTTTTCATGCGGACTCCTAAATCCAGCAGCTCCACCAAATAACCGTTGATAAAACTTTTCGTAAGGTCCCGTCTGCGGTCTTTTTTCAAATTCTCCTTTTGCATTATAACTTCCCCATGCCTTACCGCCTGTTCCACCTCGTTCTAACGGTGCAAATGGACTGTATCCTGGCCCTTTGGTTAAACCTTCTCCCATAGTTGTTGGCATTGTGTATGTTCCTTTTGATAGTCCTAGCTGTAACTGTAACATCTTTTCCATAAAGGAACGTTGAATATATTGACGTTTTTGAGCTACTGCTAATTCGGCTTGTGCTAAATTAGTCTGAGCTTCCTGATATTCCTTATTATCCTCAAGGGCTTTTCCTTCCTCTCGTAATGTATCAACAATTTTTTGGCGTTCTGATACTATATTTTCTAACATATTTACTTGTAATAAAAGAAAGGAACCTTGTTCCATTATCGGCCTATATGTAGCTTCTAAAATTCCAAGTTGTGCATCATATCGTTGGTTTATTATATTAATTATATCTATGTGTTTATTAGCAGCATCTTTTTGTCTTTCATATTCATCTGATTCAGCTTTTAATTTATTTAATCTATCAGTTTCTGCCATGGTTGCATTACGCGTGCTTTGAATAACGATATCAATCGCTTTAATTTGGTAATCTAGCTCTTTTATTTCTTTTTCCAGCCCCCCTCTAAAAATACCGCCTAAAGGGCCTGGCATAAGTCGTGATAACGCTTCTTGTTTTGCCGCTTTTCTTTTTATTAATCCCCCGCGTTCTTCTCCTAAGGCAGATGTTCCCTCTAAAGTTTCTTCTCTTGTCTTAAGGGGATGTGAAGCTAGTTCCATTGCAGACATACCAAAATCAAATAATGCTCCGCCTAAACCCAATTGCCAGTCTTCTTTTACTTTATTAAATCGCAGCATTCGTTCTGTTAATTCAGTTATATCTTCTGAAGCTTGCGTCAATACCCCGTGCTGTCTTGCATATAGTCTTAAAAAGAAGTCTTTATCGCCCCCGGTAGCTCTGGAAACATCAGCTAAATCAGCTAGAGTTAACGCCTCTTTTTCTAATAAATTATTTACTGTAGGAAGAGCTTTCTGAAGTTCTATATATTTTTTAGTAACTTCTTCTAAGTTAAATGGAAATTCTTTTGATAAGGTTTCTACTATTTTTTTCATAGATGCATTAGATAAATTAGCTGTTACATAACTGGATTTTAATGTTGAAACTAATTTAGTTGTTTCTATTATTCCTCTTCCAGTACTACTAGACATTTCTTTAAGAAATTTACTATAACTTGCCATATTAGAAGTACCAACACTAAAGCTTCTTGATACTTCGTAAAGTTCTTTTTTATACGATACCGTAATACTAGTTACATCTCGTATAACTTTACCTAAACCAACAAGAGAACCTATACCAAGAACGCTAACTCCAGTTAAACCGCGTAAACCGCTATCTAAAGCACCAACAGCCTCTTTAAGATTTTTAGCTCCGCCTTTTGCAAGATTAAAAGCGTTACCAAGTCTCGATACTGATTGTTCAGCAGCTTTAATTTTGGAAGTATCCAAATCTATCATTTGGCCAGTTCTGGGATCCATTACCCTAGGTTTACCACCACTTAATCCTGAACTACTGGGCGAACCACTACTACCTTTTGTACCGGCAAGTACTTTATTAATAGAAACTAATGTAAATAATACATCTTTTTGCCAGTCAGAATATTTCTCAGCCATGCTTACTCCTTAAAATTATTCCTCTTTTATGTTATTTAATAATTCATTTAAAATTATAGGATGTACGCCAGTTTCACTTGTAATTTTATCTATATTTTTTAATTCGGCATTATTATCTAAATCAAAACCAAAAATTAACTGAAGTGGGAGATTCCATTCTTTTAGACAGTACCGTAAGAGATTTTCATTATACTTTGTGTTATCTAATACTACTGTTCCTTCTTGTGTCATTCCTAACCTTTTATTCTTTAAAATATTATCCAACTTCCACGTTGGCCTTAAAAACTTCGCCCAAATCAGGTATTTGCCATCTTCTTTTATTACTGGTTTTCCATCAACGATATCTGCCCTTATTTCTACTTTTATGTATTTGTCCTTTTCGTCCATTAAAAAATTTACTAGTTCTGGGTCGCCATCTCTACCGTCATGGTCACCTTCTGCTGCGGTTCCGGGGGGTATTGAACTCGAAAGCTCTTTTATTTTTGGTATAGGAATTTCTTTCCCTTGTACAGTTACTATTGTCATACCTGGTTCTTGACTATCCTTTTTGTCTAACTCCAAATTTGTTACTGTTGTTTCTGTTGGTACATTTTCTAAATTTAATGGTTCTACGCTCATCTTAGGTTCCTCCTTTTATCTTCTTACTACTTTTTGTGCTAACCTTAGAATTCCATCCAAGTCATTTTGTTCTACTTTGCCTTTAAAATCTTTCCACAATATTCCTACTGATTCATTGTTACTGAGATTGGTTATTGTTAGCTGTGTATAATCTCCTGCTATTCCAACAACAATTAAAAACTGGTATATTGCTAATAACACTTTTTCCTTGTTTACCCCTTTTGATTGAAACTCAAATGATATTGCCCCTTCATATCTGCGTATCCGTATTAAATCTCCCTGCGTAGCAAGCATAACAATATTTTCCCGGTTCTTTCCTTTAAAATCAGAATCCGGTAATGCTGAAATCTGTTGACCAATACCCTCATCTAGTCCAATTAACTGCTGGTTATCGGGATTATGTATCCAGTTAGCGTGGTCAAATACTTCTTCATATTTTCCGTTGTCTAGGTTTAACCAGTAGCCTTCCATTACAGCATGTCCTTCCTTTTTACTTTTAGGGGCATTATGTCTAACTTATTTTCTAACATTGGATCTAGGTAATCGTCTAAATCGTCTAGAAAGATGTCTATTTCTTTTTCTTTGCATACTACCCATTTATCTCTACTAACTATTATTTCTACTTTTTCTTTGTCTATTTTTGTTAGGAACAAGTCATTCTCTATTGTATCTATAGCATTAGGACTTACCACAAATATTTTCCAACCATCTTTATGTAGAGAATCTATTAAAGCTTTACATTGTTTAGGATATCTTGTTATTGTATCCGTTACATCAAATCCTATGTTCATTTTTTATCCTTTCTCCAACTTTCATATTCTCCTAAATACTGTATCCCATATTCAAGTATTGGACAAAAGTCATCATTCCTTATTTCTTCTGCTAAATTACGAGCATTTGAAATAGCATCATGCCATGTTTGAAATACCTTACTTTTACTAAACCTCCATTTTAATTCTTGCTTTCTTTCTTTTGACCCAGGAGAATAATAGTCAATGCTTTCTATTGCTTGGCAATGTGCTACTCTAAAGCCTTCTGGAAATTTGATTATGTATATACCATTGTCAGTAGACATTTATCTCTTCTCCTTCCTATCTTAACCTATACAAATATAATACTGCCGCCCAACCGTAATCCATTACGTGCGGTGCTATATCATATTTCTCGCCATATTTTATTGCCATTTCAAGAAAATATCGTGCATGAAAGTATGCTTCTAAAATAGGTCTTACCTCTTTGTGCCATCCACTGTTATGTTCATGCTTCCAGTCTTTTGTGCCTTCTTTTAATATTTGTTTAAAATCCTCGTTTTCTATTTCGCTAGACGGTGAAACGCTTGTTAATACTTTAACTATTTCAGTTGTATAGCCTTGAATATAGTATGCCTTAAATGAATGATGATAAAACCTATAGAAGGCATCTTCATAATCTATCCCTTTTACTTCTTCTAATACTTTCTTTAATTCAGGTAAGTTCTTCTTAATATTTTGTAAGAGGCCATTTATTTGTTTGTCTTTAGTCAATTCTCTTTCTTCGAAAGTATCCATTTTATTCCCACTTTTCTACTTCTATCGAGCCAGTTCCATCACAGGGCATACAGTCTTCTCCAGTTATTTCATTAAACCCGTTGCCATTGCAGTCTTCGCATTTCACTTCTACATATTTTACTTTGTAATCAGTTAAGTGATTTCCAGTTCCTAGTAATTTTTCTCCGTATAGGTTACTCATCTTGTCTCCCCACTTATATTATACTACAATTTAGGTATTTCTACCAATAAATCTTGTTTTTGCCTATACCGATGTTGTAAAGTAATATTGCAAGTTGCGCAACTGTATTCTACGGTCTCCAATTTTGGGTCTATATTATCTTGTATTGTTTGGTTTGTTATTGCATGTTTTTGACAATTATAACACCATACAGTCATTTCTTTTTCCTTTTTCTTCTAACCTCTTTTATTACTGCATTATAATCATGTATAATTCTACATATACCTTTAAAAAATTTTATGTAGTCTTCCCTTGCTATTTTTAATGTATCTACTTTTAGTGACTTGTTATTTGGCTTTTGATATTTCCCAACACAATCATTTTTTTGACCCACCGACTGTCCATAGCCTCCAATTCTTTTTTGTTTAGCCCAAACTCCTCGTGGAAATATTTTAGTATTCCGTACTCGTATAAAATTGGTTCCCCACTTACGTCAATATCGCGCCTGCCTGGAGAAAAATATGCACTCGCTAACTTGGAAAATCCGAGTCTTCTTCTGCTCCCATATCAAGTATCATTGACGTTTTATTCAAAATTGCTCTTAGAATTACTGGTTGGACACTTAACACTTTTTTTAGACTTTCTCCTGTCAACTGACCGTTCTCACGTTTTAACTCTATTTTGCCAAACCTGTCGGTTAAGTTCCAGTCCTTTAACAAATACTTTAACCTGTTTTCTTCCAACCTTACTACGTCTAAAAATCGTTGGTTTACTACCTGCTTACTTTGTGGGTCAAAGACTGTTGTTATTGCTATCGATTCCCCGTGTATCCGTTGCTCTACTCCAAACTGCTGATAATAAAATTCAGCCCAGATCTCTTTTACTTTGCCTTGCAAAGCATCAGATACTGGGCCTATGATTGGTACCGGTTTCTTTTTGCTACAATCCACACTGATTTTGACCTTAAATGTTTCCCCCTCCCCAACTGTAAAGTCTATTGGTTGTTCTTTTACTGCTTCCTTTTCTTCCATTTTGGGTTCCTCCCTTTAAATTATACTTTTTATTCGTATATTGGAGCTACTAATGTACTCCCTATTGATCTAAAATCGCATGACCTCGTTGCTTTTACGTTCGGGCCAGACATCTCCATAGCGTATTTGGTGTATACCAAATAGTTAAGTGTTAAACTATCATTATCTATAGTTACTGTTGAGCTACCGCCATCACTTGGTATAGGAGTGCTGCTTGCATTATACAATACTACATTTCCTGTTACATCCATTAAACCCGGTTGTATATCATGCGGGTCATTTGATAAATCAAAAGTATATAATACAAACTGGTTATTGTTTATTGATACATTCCAAGATACTACCTGTGTTGCATCGCTTGCGCCGCCATATGCCGTAGGAGTAGTTGATATAAAACTTGTTTTCCAATATGGTATTGGCGTATAATTTAAATTAGTAGTACTTGTTGCTGTATATGTAGGCACACTTCCAGCAGCGCTACGTCCAGTTGCTACTAAATCAAGTGAACATTTTATATACTCATTTTGTGCCCCAGTAATAGTAAGTGTTTTAACTAAACACTTACCGCTTGCTTCGGGGTATGTATATGCAGTTGTTCCATCAGGGGACAAAATAACTGTTTTGCTTGTATCTCTAGATGTAATTGCCCATGCCCATAACGTAGCCATAAAATCTCTATTTAACGGAAATTCTATACTTCCTTGATAGGCATTTTGTACCTGGGCATAGTTTATTACATGCCCCTTTGAGGTTATTGCATCATCACTAAATTTAAACCCTGGTTCTATTTCTAATCCCGTACTGTTACATGGGACAGCCACGCCGCCCAAAGATAAATATCCGCGCCATACCATCGGCATAGTTCATTCCTCCTTATTCTTCTCTAACAACAAATTCTTTGTCATTGTTAAACCGTTCAAGTTCTTCTACTTTTAATTCTTTTTCTACATCCTTATAAAAACTCCCAAACCCTCTAACAGGCCGCTCTAATTGATGACCCACATATTTTACAAAGTATTTTTTCTTTACTTCTTTTATTACCACATCTTTTCCTAAATCTTCTTTTTTGTCTTCTTTATCAGCAACACTCACCTTTTTTACCGATAAACTGCTTATTTTCTTTAACTGCTCAAATGTTGCTATATCATTTTTTATTGGCAAGTATTTTGTTTCTCCTCCTTTTAACTCTAAAGGGCCTAAATGGAGGATTTGAGCGCCTGTTCCATTAAATTTTATTTCTAATTCTTGATGCACGGTTCCTCCTATAACGCTATAATCCGTTCTAATTTACTCCGAAATTTCACTAAATCATCAGCCATGCCAGACTGATGTGTCACATCCGAAATATCCAAATACATATTTGTGTCTGGTATCCCTATTGCAAAAGTATTCAATCCTGATACCCCTGTTGGTACCTTTACTGTTTTTACTTCCGTTGCTAAATTTTCTTTTTTACAGGTTATAGCTATATTTACATCTTTGGCGCCTATTGTGGTTCCAGTATCTACATAAATTTCACAGTTCGCTGCAGCATAGTTTCCAGAACCGGCTTTTCCACTACCTGTTCCTACAGCATCTAAATCTGTGAATACCCCACTTAACCCACTTGTTACTTGATATGTCCCCATTTGCATAACTGGCCCGAAGACATTGATTGAGTTTAGGTGACTATTTTTGATAGCAAAATGCAAATCATCATACTCAGACGATACATTTGTACCACTTAAAGTAAGATATTGATCTAGTGTTTGTAACCCTCTATTTGTTATGTGTGTTACATGAGAATTTATAATATTTGTAAATTCTGGTATACTAGGGAATATTTCTATTCCTGATAAACCATGATCTAATTCATAACCACGTTGATTCAAATCAAGTTCTACATTGTAATCGTTTGAAGTTGTAATAGTAGTAAAATGTTCGGTTCCTCCTCCAGCATCTTTGAGAGCGGTGTTGATTAAACTGTGTTGTTTTGACAATCTATCACTTATTGTCTTAAAAATTGTAGTTGAGACTACTGGCATTTTATCCTCCTAAAGGGCTATTGCCCTTAATATTTTAGATTTTACAATTACTTTGTCATTAGCGTTACTTCCAGTAGCAATAGCCATATTTGTAATATCAATATATTTATTTACACTTGTTCCTATATCTTTACTTGTCCACACGGGATCATTAGCTGCAAAAGTTACTGTTTTTACCTCAGTAGTATTGTCATCTTTTTTACAAGTTATGTTTACACCTAAACCATTTGCGCCGATACCTACTCCAGAAGCGTAACATTCAAGATTTACTGCGGCTGTGTTTAATGCTGTTAAGTCGTCTCGTCCCGTATAATTTCCCGTTCCGTTTGTTGATAAAGAATAACCGTCTGTAAAAGTTCCTATTCCCGAAGAAATTACATCTAAAGTACCCATAGGATCTAAAGAGGTAGTATAAAATACGTTGTATGCAGAAAGTCTATTTCCTCTAATCCAATAATAAACATCAGCAAAATAGTCGGCTACATCTATACCAGATGTCTGAAGGAACCTGTTTAAGTCGGGTGCTCCCTGATTTGTAGCATGGGTGTTGAACACATTCACATAATCAGCTAATTCAGTTATATCAGGAAATATGTACTGACCACTAACATATTTGTCCCAGGAATGCGTATCATCTATAAAATCGTTTTCCACATCGTAATCGTCGGCTGTTGTTACTCGGTCAAAGTGTTCCCCGCCACCAATTACTCTAGCATCCCTAATCCCGGCAAGTATAAGTTGCACCTGTTTTGCAAGTCGGTCACTTAGATTTTCCATTAAAGTATTGGACAAAATCGGCATACTATTTCTCCTTTATTTTATTTATGATAAATTGTAAATCGTGCATTCCTACTTCATATTTTTCCATAAATTTCAGCATATCCTCTTTAGTTAGTTCTCTTACTTCTATTATTTTGTTTATTTCTTCTTTTAGTCTATTTAGTTTATATTTGTCAGTAGTTGCTTTCTTTTTCATTTGTTCCTTGTAAAATATGTTAATGATACTTTTATCCATTTCATATTTCTCTATCTAACGTCATTCCTTTGAACCAGCCTATATCTCCAATATACGAATTAGGTATCCCTTTTTGGTATTCTTCTACTTCCTTTCTTGCTACTTCTCTATCATTTTCTATATTGTCTGTTTCAATTACCCATACGTCTACGTAAATTGAAGCTCGAAACCTTCGTTCTCGTTTTGGGCCTTCTATTTCTTCAAAGTCTTCTTGCGCCTTCTTTTTCCAAAATAAATCTACTATGTTAGACATCACTTTTCTCCTTTAAGCAACCGCTATTGGACTTTGCCACGTTTTGTACCATACATCAATATTCGCTTGATAAATTCCTTCTCCGGTTCGTTCTGGCGCTGTTCCGCTTGTGGCATAACCATCATAAGTTTTTAATCCACTTCCTATATCTAAGGTTAGGTTTACAGGTTCCAATAATAAGTTCATTACTACTGCTTCAAATGCGCCTATCCATTCCTGTGCTATTTCCGGTTGTGCGGTAGTACGTATGAAACATTCTACGGAAAAACGGTACGTGTCATCCTGGCTTCTTGTTGCGCCCCATTCGCTATCTCGTCCTTGAGGGACTATCCTTATTGCTGGGTATTTGTCTATTACCGCTGCTGCACCTTTCCATACCCTTGTTATCGGCTGTGAACTTGTAAATTCGGTTAACTTGTTTGTCAAATATTGTAAGTTGTTATCTAATAATTTCCATAAACTATTCAGAATTTCGTTTTGTAATGATACCATTTATACTCCTAATACCGTTGCGGGTTTAGCTGGCAACTCATTTGGATAAACTCCGGGTGGTAAAAATCGATTCCGGCTTTTTAAACGTTGCCCTGCTAATCTTGCGGTTCCACCTACTAACCCACTTATAAAATCACTAAGCATATCCATTGCTTGCGCTCTTTCTTCTTCTCCTCTTGCACTAGCGTTTGGTTCTATTTCTGTATACACATTTTTTATCATCAACCCTGCTGATAAACGTTTGGCTATTAATGGTATTGGGTCAGGATAAATATCGGGTCTACTCGCCCTTGTAATTGTGTTTAACGGTACTGCATATATTGGACTTAACATTGAATTTATTATTTCGTCTGCATCGGACATGTACAAAAGAGCATCTGGATTTTGCATAGTGTCTGCTTTTCCTGTTCCGACAACGAGCTGTCTTGCCCACCTTAATACTTCTGAAACACTATTTGCGTAACTCATTTAATGTCTTCCATTAGTATAAATTTTTCTTATTCTACTTGGACTAATGTGCCAAAAAGGACTTCCGCTCTTACTTTTCCAGCTATCAAATTTTACTTTAATCAACACATCCATAGGATCTATCTCTACCACATTTCCAGTATCTCCAGAACTAGGAGAATTTGGATCAAATTCGTTATCTTCTATTACTACTATTTTGCTCCCTACTTTAAATTCTTCTAATTGACCTTCTTTCTTCCAAAATAAATTTATTAAAGACATTGCTACTCCTTATCTATGCCGTTAGACACTAAACTAAGATCTCCTGTAAAACTTTGTCTGGTTCTTCGTGAGGTTTATTATGAAATTCTAAAATTTTGATTTTCAGTGTTTCTGTATCTTTTAATTCATTTTCCCAAACAACTAAAGTATCAAAACTAAACTTCTTAAATAAGGCTATCCTGTCTTGTGGATCTTGGCCTTTGTGCCAATATGTTCCATATAACTCTATTAGTTTCTTTTGTCCATTCATATTTAGAAAATCGGGACATTTGCCATCTATGATTATTTTTCCGTCTCCTGTATAATGATATTCTCCTGGTAAAAGGTTGTTTAGTAGGTTCTGTAATGCTAGTTCAGGTTTATTTGGTTTTCTATGTTGCCCCTTTATTATCCTTAATACTACTTCTGGATACTGTCTAACCCGTAGTTGAGATTCTGACATTTTCTTTCGGATCTCTAAAGAGTGTTTTCTTCCTTTCATTCCTAAAGTTCTTTTCCCAGAAGTATACGCTTTCTTTAATGATTCAGATACTTTTCTACGTGATTCTGTACTTAAATGAACATTACCTTTCTTCCTTTCCGAAATTTGCCTTTTCGTTTCTTCAGAATGTCTTTTACCAGTCATGCCTGTTCCGCGATATCGTAACTTCATTTTTTCAATATATTCCGGATCTTGCCATAATTGTTTAGTAATTCTGCTTAACTTTTGGATTCTTTCCATTTTCTCTTTTTCTGGTTTATTTATCCAAGAAAGTTTATTAGCCAATGATATTTTATCTCTGTGCTCTTTTGTCATTTCTACTCCTTAACTGCCATTAGCATCAAACGTACCAAGTATGCTGTAGGACCGCCAGTTAACACCATTAACACTCCGAGGAACACTTTGTTTAAAACTGGTTACCACTTTTGGACTTGTATCCCCACGTCTCTTTGTTTGCTTTTTTATTTCTATCATCTCCGCTCTTGCAGCAGCCAATAAACTTGTTAACGTATTGTACATGGCTGTTGGGTCTGGAAATATCAACCGTGTCCGCCACAAGTTTAAATCAAGTAATAATTTCTCTAAAGATTTTATGTATGAATACATTACGAGTAAATCATCCCACTCTGCGGGCGCATCATTGATACTGTAACTTGTGTGGGGTTTTAACGCATTACCCATCGTTATTGCAAGGTCTAAAATATCGCCCCAGTACCCATCAGTAAAATATTTAAATCTATACTGAGAGCTTATTTCATCTCCTTGTGCGGTAGTTCCAGGGTAAGCTATTCCAGTTTCATGATCTATGTCTATGTCTGTCCATAAAGTTAAAAATGTAGTATCATTTTTAAAGAACTGAGGAACGTATTTTCGTTGCCAGTTATCATAAGTAAACCTTGCTTGACTTCTATCACTGTTTAATACGCCTACCTCATCCCTTACCTCTAAATTCTGGAATAAATCAAATAAAGTATTTAGTCCGTGGTTTATAAGTACTTCCTTATATGAATATGTAGCATTATCAGAATATTCAGTCGCCCCTATAGTTACTTTTCCGGTATAGGTCCCTATTGCTGTTCCCCAAGTTGATGCACCTACTGACCGTTCAGTGGTTGCTATTCCATTGTTATCCGTAGTCATAGTAAATGTATCTACAGTTGTTCCAGACGGGTTTGTTACTGTTATTGTATGTCCGGTACTTGCGGTTCCATACAAGTCAAAGTTTGCTTTTGATCCATTGTATATGTAATCTTCTCGTATTCGTAAATAGTTACTTAATGGCATTTAGTATTCCTCTTCTCTTACCTAAAAAATAGTATTGTAGCCCCGCCCTCTCGAAATTCAGGTGCTGGTAACATAACGCCGTCTAATCTAGAATACTCGTCTGGAGAGATATTTCTCCATTTAGCAATATAATCAACGTCTTTGGCAATACCCCTAGGGGCATCCCTCTGCATAGGTCCAAGGCCATAACCATTCTCCACTAACCAGTTTTCTGCTTGTTCTACAGCTTTAAATGTTCCGCTAGCAGGGAAACCCTTAACGCTTACAACATCGTAGTCTAACAGAATTTTAGGTACATCTTGTGCCGGGCCAACAAAATCTATAACCTTCCCTAATTGTGCTTCTTTCTTCCAAAATAAGTTTATTAATTCACCCATAAAAGGATATCTCCAATACTCTACTTACCTTAAGTGTATTACCTTATTTTCTATTGTGTAACTTCCTACTACCCCATCTTTTGCCGTTGAATTGGTTATACAACATGCCATTGTTTATTGACTCCGTTGGGCTATTCTTTTTACTGTTGCTTTTTGAATTTTAGAATCTACCTTAAGCACTTTAAAGACTTTTCCTTTAGAATTAGTAAAAGTCTTTCCTTCTTGTATTCTACCACCAAGATATGTAGTTATAGCACTTAAGGATACTTGAGCAGTATTTCCTTCTTCTACTATATCTAAAAAAGATTCTTCTATTTTAGGAAATACTTTTTCCATATCTTCTTTTGTTTTAACAGTAATCGATGTTGTAAATCCCTCATATTCTGGAACTTCGTTAAAGCGTTCTTTATAGTACTGCATTGCTTCAACTATTTCTGTAACTATCTCTTCTTTTGAGTTGATTGGAGGATCTTCAGGATCATACTCTAATAGTATGCTATCTAACACTGATAAATGAAACAATAAATTATGCTTATCTGCTTCTTCATTCCCAGACTGGAAGTCTTTAGGATTAATAACCTTCCCTAATTGTGCTTCTTTCTTCCAAAATAAGTTTATTAATTCACCCATAAAAGGATATCTCCAATACTCTACTTACCTTAAGTGTATTACCTTATTTTCTATTGTGTAACTTCCTACTACCCCATCTTTTGCCGTTGAATTGGTTATACAACAATTGTCGGATGTTAAAGTTATAGAGCCACCGCCTGAAGTACCTGTTATTGTAGCCCCTTCTGCCAATCCAATTGTTGCATTACTGGTTGCATAACTTCCAAATGTTCCACCTGTAAACGTTAATCCTGGAGTAGAATATACCGGATATTGCCATATAATCTGATATGGCCAATACCAAGGACTTAGCTCTCTTACCTCTTTTTCCTTGATAATTATTACTACTGCTACTTCTTTTGCCTTTGGATCCTTCTCCTGTCTCTCAACAATTCTTTCTATTTTTCCTTCTTTTAAATCGTCTATGTCCATTTTTAATAGTCTTATCTCTTCACTTAGCTTATCGCGTTCTTTAGTTTTTCCTTCTATTTTTTCTAGTGTCTTTAAGACTATTTTCTTGACTTCTGCGATCTGTTTTTCCTTTAATTCTTTTTCGGCTGAATCAAAGCCGTCTCTTACTATTTTGTCCATTTTATTCCTCCTATCGGTTTTCCTTATTTTTGGTATTGGAGATACCTTTTTAACGATGTTTAAAACCTTATTTAATTAAATGGCCGAGAGAGCGGTTGCTCTACCAATCGCACACTTACGACTGTCTCAATCACCATTACCTTTAAACTTCAGGGGGCATTTTCGTGCCCCCGTTCCTTTTTCTACTCTTGGTAGATAAGTAATCCTAGGAGGGATAGTTGTCTACCCCTCCTAAGACTTAGTGCTATGCTATACTACCAGTAATAGTAGCTTTTGCTGTGCCTTGGGCTATGATTACGGCAATTCCTACGTCAGTTTGTTGCTCCTATTTCTAGGGGGATATCTATTTCTAATATCCTCTGCATATTACTATGCAGCTCGGACTATATCATCATCTTTACCATATTCTAAAGATGCCCAGCGTATAGTCTCTACGGGGAGAGGTCTATGACTTACCTTATATAGATACTCTTTTATTCGGTCCCTTTTTCTATTAATAGTCAATGGTATATGCGCCTGTAAAAAGGAATAAAGCGGTTTTTCTATATTCCAAATACCATCTTTTCTTTTTGTTAATGGTAGGGTTTTGAACCTGTTTTTTAAAAGAGATACAAATGGTAAAAACCAATCTCCTTTAACATTCATTATAAACCCAAAATCCATTGCACAATTTCCTCGTGTAATACACCCTTCACTATCAATAGCCCCTCTAAAGAATTCTGTTAGTTCCTCTGAAAACGGATCTAATTCACAGATCCAATTAGGAATTACTAATTTATTAAAAGTTTCTTCTTTTAATTCTTTAAAAAAGGGTGAACCACTTATTTGAAAAGCATACATGTTATTTAACCAGTGTTTTACTTCGGGTATGGATCATCTAGATAATATCACTTCCATTTGAGATTTTGCTCTTTCAATAAACTCTTTGTCTATTGAAGCCACCCCAAAAGTGTAGTAATCATTACCATTAATAGTTTGCTTAGTTATCCAACCATCACCCAAATATACACCAATTACATAAGCCAATGCTTTTCTATTTGTGTCCATATCCTCTCTTCCCTCGGTATTGTCCTGCTTCGCAGGAGTTCCACCGATATAGCTAGGTTTTATATGAGCAAGTTTGTTTACTCATAGAATATCCAACCAAGACATAAGTTCTCTTGATCTGGCGCATCCATTTGGTCTAACATTTTTATTACTCCAACTAATTTAGTTGGGGTTTACTCATTTCTGGTAAACTCTGAATATTACTATTCAGATTGGACTGTATCATATTCCTATTAATAGGAATCCAACGTGCAGTCTCTACGGGGTCACTAAGACTTCCCTCGGTATTGTCCTTTTCAGGAGTTTCACCGATATAGTTGGTTTTGCAATTATCATTACTGATAAAAGCGACTATTTTCTGAAAATGATTTTTCCAATATTCTCTATTAACATTTTCATTTTTAATCGATCCTAACGGATATTACACCCATGAACTCAGGGTCAGCCAAAGCATACACAGTACCGGATGTTGCTTTCTTTGTTATACGCAGTTGTGAATTCCAAATATCTCCGATGTAACCAGTCTTTATCATTTCGCGTTTTGTACAGTTTTGTTACTCTTAACTTTTTATAGTTAAGGGTTCAACCATTTCTGTTGAACTCTGTTTGTTACCAAACAGCTCGGCCTGTATCATCTCCTTTAAGTTCAAAGGAGGTTGACGTACAGTCTCTACGGATTTTTTAAAGTTTTACCTTTAAAATCTTTCCTCGGTATTGTCCTATTGCTAGGAGTTCCACCGATATAGTCAACTTTTCCACTAAATCATTTCTAATTTAGCGCCGCTATGTTATTAACGGGGTCAAATTCCAATCTATTACTTACATAACTACTAGTTTAAGTAGCGCCTAAATCATTTCTGTTTAGGTCTGCATCTTTATCTATACATGCAGTTTGGACTATGTCATCATTCATCTCTAAATGCTTAGCGTATAGTCTCTGAGGGTTCTCCCAAAAGGGAATAACATTACTTATCCATTCTTTTAAGTAAACATACATTCCTTGATCAATAACAACCAAATTATACTTTTTACTAAACAAGTCTAGTTTTCTTAACTTGTTACCAAAAGTTCGGCCCGTTACTTCAAGGTATACCTTACACCCTGGTAAAAAGAAATCTGGTTTGTATGTGCAAATTAAATCGTCATTCTCATCGTATAAAGAAAACCTTCCAGGTTCATAAATCCAAAAGACTTTTAAAAAGTTTAACAGTCTAGCTACGTTAGCTTCCCAAGTACTTCTGAAATATTGGTTGTCAAGGTCTACCCGTCTTCCATCCTTACTCCAATGCCCACCCGTTATTCGACTACCCGAATTTTTTGAGTAGTACTTCAACAATCCAAATGTAGATCTTTGAGAAAGCTGTTTCTTTTCATCTGTTGTATAATGGTAATTGTATCTATAGTGTTCAGAACCTCTTTTAGCAGATTTCTTCATAATTAAACGCTTTTTCCTTATAGTTTCTGCTGACTGTGGCCCATCGGGAACACCTTTCTGAGCTTTTGATTGTTTTGCTTTAATCTGTAAAGCTCTTTCTATACCATATAGTTCCTCGTAAGTTTTCTTTATTCTTTTTCTATTTGCTATTATTCTTTTATCCATTTTGTGTGAGTCTTCCCTGCAAATTACCCTTGTTAGGGCGTCTTTGCATATAGCTAAGTTTTAAAAGGACAAATTTTTTGGTTATCCTTTGCCCATGCGCGAATGTCTTTATAGTTAATCGGATGCATTATGATGTTAGCCACTGGAGCGTCATGTTGTTCAATTTCTGCAAACAAGCCGCCTAAACAATTTCTTGTTAAACCACCAGTACTTGTTTGCGTAGTATTCCGACCGGTTGCTGTAGTCGTTGCGGTGCTAATAGCTGACAGAATCTTTGTATCTTCTGCCTCAGCCATTTCCGCGCGCGCTCTCACCTGTTCTGTTACTTGTTACACTATATTTAGCTAGGAAGTAATTTACTCTTCTTTATTTGTCCAAGTTCCATTCTACGTTGAGCTGCATTACATCTATCAAAGTCATTAAAAGATTTAAGCAACCCTTTTTCTTTCTGAATTTTTACTGCTTCTTTACCTGTAGAAGACGTAAACTTATATCCTTGCCCAGCATATAATGGACGACTTATTTCTAATCGTCTCTTATCGTCGCCAATAAGACCAGACTTTATCATTGATAAAGATTCTAAATCTTTATCACTTAACGTAAAGTCGTTGAGGAAGATGGCCTTCCTAAGCACTACTAACCGTTTCTGCTTTCTTTCTATTGAAAAATTTATAGGACTTTTGGCAATTTGATTAACGTGAAATCTAAAGTCATTCGATACTCTACCACTCTTGGTAATATGTTTGTAACACTTCCAAGGTAACAGATTTAATTGACTACATAAGTCAATAATACCAAATATGCAAGAATCACAACAACACACTCCTATTTGAAAACGTAACTTTCCATACCTATTTCTATTCATACTAATGTACCCCTCTGCATCCATAAAACCATTGATTAACTCTGTAGTAATTAGTATATTATCTTTAGGAAAATTTATAGGAACATGCTCTTTGCCACTACAAGAATCCTTTAACCAAATAACAAAGTCTTTACAAGTAAAGGTCAACTTCCAAACTGTGTTATTTTTAAAAGACTGTTGCTTATTCCATTCTGACTGCTTAATCTCATTTAAATTGCCTTTGATGAAAGTAGTTAAACATGATTTAACCTTTTCAATGAATTCTTTATCAATAGATCCTATTCCAAATCCATATCTTTGGTTTAAATCCAACCACCCATCGCCTAAATAAGCTCCTATCACGTAAGCTAATTCAGGAGTCCAAGCCTCAAATTTGAACGATCTTTTTGCCATTTTTGCCATCCTTTCCTGCTGATTGACCGCATCAACTTAATTTTGCTCTTTGGCTAAGTTGAATACTCGGTTGTTCCAGCATATGGTTAAGTTTTTTGACCGCAAACATTAAGTGAGATTTTTCACGGTCAAGAATATTGAACCTACGAACTGCTATCTCTAAAACCGGGATCTTCACCCAAACCGCTATTGGAATCGGTTCGAGTTCCACCCTGGTTCCTTCAATCCGCTCGTATGGAACACTACCTCTTTGGCTAATCACTACTGCACTAAACTGCGGGTCCTTGTCATACCACCAGTTCTGTTACTTTAACTTTTTTAGTTAAGAGCAAATCATTTCTGTTTGCTTCTGTATATCGCTATACATGCTCGGACTATATCATCTAAAAAGTTTTGGGCGCCATTTTTCTAAAAATTTTTCCCAAGGGTGTCTAAATTGTTTTTCCCATTTCTTTTTTAAAGTGCCTAAATTGATTAACTTTTTCTGTTCCAGAGTGGTTTCAATATCTATACCCTCTAAACATTTTTTGGATTCTGCAAACAGTCTAGAAAGGATGGTTATCTCGTTTCGTATCCAATTTAGTTCCAATCTATCCCAGTTTGCCAGTAATCGTTTAAAGAGGCTATCAAATACCCCTTTAAATAAATGGTATTCTTGCAATGTATTTTTTAGTTTTATTTCATCCATAACTTTTAGTTTGGCGTGTAGTCTCTGAGGGGTTTAAGGTTCTCTTAAACTTCCCTGCTGATTGTCTAATCCTTAAAATTTTCACTTTCAGTCTACTTTTCCAAGTTACTGTTTTGTATTTAAGGTTCTAAAGAGTTTCCAGCATATAGCCAAATTTTTCACTTACTACTACTTAAGTGCGACTCTGTACGAATCGGTGCTGCTGTTGGGAGTTTATCCACGTAGAAACACTTACGACCCATTCCTACGTAATCTCTGCCCTCCTTAAAAGGCTCCAACATAGTTTGACCAATTTCATTCCGACCCGACGCAGTTCGAAGTGCAGCTGCCACTGCGTACTCTTTCTGTGCTTCGGTTCTTTCCATACATTTCACCTCCTATATTTAACTTTTTACTTTTCTTTACTTTTTGGCTAAAGAATAGGCCTTTCTCTCTTATATTTTAATATTGTGGACTAAACAAATATTTAAATGTTCCGTCAGATTGTATTGGTGTTAAGCACATACCAAGTTTAGTAGCTGAACCACCATCAACGTTGGTCAATTTTCCACTTGTATTGGTATATACACTCTGATTCTCTTCCCAGTTCTTCAGTCCAGAAGCATACTGATCTGTCTCAACAACAGCCGGGTCTAATATCATAGTTACCTTTCCGCTTCCAGCGCACTCATCTGTTAATAGTCCTGGATTTACGTCCTCAGTACGAGTCTCATAAAGAGGTCCAAATACTGCGCCATTCACAGCTGTAGCTGATTTTACTATCCCATCAGTCTGAAGTTGGCCTACATCACCCTTGGTCCAAAATTCAGCAGCAGCACGAGTTGTACCACTTGTTGGGTCTGCAGGAACATCAAATGCCATTCGTATTCTACCACCATGCAATATTTTCATTATTGCCATATTGTTATTTCACCTCCTTGTTTATAATATAGTTTTGACTTTTCATCCTATCACCTTCCCTGTTTTTGATTCTTGTTACTTACCCTTTTTCTTTTTCTTATTTGCCATGTAAAATTTATCACCTACCTATTTAATTAAATTTGAAGCTAGTTAAACTTAAAATTTACACCTGCTTCGATACCAGGACTAATAGCTAACTCTTTTTCATTCCATAACCGTTGAGTATCTGCTCTTCCTACTATACCTATTTTTACGATTTCTGGAATAGTTATATCGTTACTTAACACTTTATTAATAGAGTGATCTATAACCCACTGAGCAAATACTTTAGGAACGTTAGATCCAGGACCTAAAATAGGGTCTATACCATTTAGGTCTCCTACTATACCGCCATCTAAAGAAACATCATATGGTGCAAGTAACGCGTTACTGTCTGAAAACTCATACAATATCAACGGAATTGAATAACCAACTTTTACTTCTGTTTTCTTAATGTCATAAACAGAAACAGGTGACCCTTTATCTATACCAATAGATAACTCATTATTGATATACTTTCTAAATGCTGTATTGTCACCCGCTGTAACATTTGTTACTATTACCAGTCCAATTAACATTCCTAGTACTATTACTAATAACCATTTAATTCTTTTCATTTTTCCTCCTTATTTCTCATTCTCATTTACTATAGGTGGCCTTGACCATACGGTCTCAAGAGTTGTACTTTTGCTTCCTTCTATACTTGCTCTAGGTTCATCATCAGTTGTTGCATCTACTAATGACCCTATTACTTTTCCTATTGAAGCTCTTTTTGTCATTTTTGTTTCTTTTAACATTGCTTCTACTTTCTTAGTAAAACTATTAAACGTTTTATCGTCCATAGCTACTAACTCATCTACTTCATGCTCGTAGATTTCTTTTGCTGTCTTTGTTGCTACTCTTTCATCTTTTTCGCCTTTTGCCATTAAAGTTTCTTTTGTATCAACTAACCCGACAATAATTTCTCTATCTACTAACTCAACTGCTTTACGAGCTTTAAATCTAAGGCTTCTCTCCTCTAAAAGGTTTTCTAAAGATGCTTGAGTTCTCTTATGAGCACTAATTTCTTTATTGAGTTCCCCCTTTAGAGCCGTTATTCTTTCTCCACCTTTTAAAAGTTCTCTCTTAAATTCAGAGTCTCCAGCACTATAAATTAACCATACTTCATCTTCACTTATAGTTGGCTTTACCTTTTGGAACTCTTCAAATAACGCTTTCTTAAGCGCTTTAATACTCTTTGCAGTAGTTATTGGTTGAGCCGGCACTCCCTCTTTTGGTTCTTTTAAGCTTTGAACCTTTGCTTCTAGTTCACCTTTAAACTGATTAGTTGCTGCTTCATCACCAAAAGTTGAGGTTAACTCTGTCGTAATACTATCTACATCAAATACTGGAGTATCTAATGCAATCAACGGAGCTGTCATATTTGTTAAGAATTTCACGAATGACCCTTTTGCTTTTGGCCCTTCCAAAATCTGTTGCTGAGACTGTGGCGGTAAAACAGCTTGAGGGGCCTGTCCAACTGGTTGAGTAGTTGGCGTTTCTGGGGGAAGTTCAACTTGACTTAATCTAGTTACCCCTGCTGGAAACTCTTCAACTATTGTTCGCTTAATACCTTTCTCCTTTATTGCTTCCCGCAACTCTTTTCCATACTCTTTTGAACTAAAGAACTTCCAGTTTTTACTCCAACTATCTGTATCAAACGCTTGTTTTAGGTTAACTGAAAATACTGGTTTCTTTTTTGCTCTTACTATCCACTTTGACTCTGACTTTCTTTTTCCTTCTATGAAGTTTAAGTCCAAATCTTCATCCATTAAAGGCTCTTCAGTTTCTTCTTTAGGTTCCATCTCTACTACTTCCTTCTCTTCTGGTTTAGAAAGTTTAGTTTTCTTTACTTCGTCCTTTACTATTTTTTCTATGTCAGTTACTATTTCTTTAGCCTTACCGGATTCAATATTAGCCCCCTCTTCTAAATCTTTCTGTAACTCTTTCTTAGGAGTTGCTGGTTTTTCCTCTTTTTTGTCTTCTAATTCTAAAGATTCATCTGAAGGTTCGTCTTTAGTCTCTTTAGGAATTTCCTTTTTATCTACCTTCGGCTTTTCTAAAGCAGGCTCCGGCAATTCTGTTAAATCTTTATCCTTATCTTTCTCTTCACCAAATTGGGCCTTTAAGGATTTCATTTCAGCCCTTACTGTTTCTTTTATCATTTTTGCTAATGCATTTATATCCATGCTTGCCTCCTCGAGGAGAGGTGTCCTCTTATATCGTTCTACATAGTTAAAAAGATAGCGTGCTAAAGCATTGGGGGTAGTAATATCTTCAGCAGCTGAAGTAGGAATATCTTGTAATACTTCTTGAAAAACTTTGTAATCTTTTTCATCAATAATAGTTAACGCTTTTTCAACAGCTTTTTGCCATAAATCATCAAACTGATCCCAATCATACAACCTCTTAAATTCATCTATTTTACTTACATCTACATCTCTAAAGGAATTCATGGTTCTCCCCTTAGTAGCAACTGCTGGTTCTTGCTTTTCTAATTCTGTTACTTCATCTTCTAATCTAATAATTTCTGCTGATATACGTCTAACAGCATTTGTTCCTTTCATTGCTTCTTCTTTTTTGTATAAACCCGCTAAAATTTCTTTCCTTTTAGCTATTTCTTCCTTGACATTCCCTAAACTTTCTGCAACTACGGGTTTTACAATCTCTTTTTCTAATTTTTCTATTTCAGTTGCTATGGTTTCCTTTTCTTCTGCTACTGTAGAAGATGTCATTGTTTGAGCTAAAATCTCTTTTACATCTTTATCATCTACTAATCCAATTAATTTATCTACAGGGATTTTTGCTAATAAAGCTAATTTAGTTTGCATTTCAGGGGATACTCCAGCCATCCCTTTTTCTTTTTTCATACCTGTAAACCTGCTCATATCCGATTCATAAGCAATTGCGTTTTTTATACCCCCAGCAGGAACACTTGTTTCACTTGAGACTCCTGCCTCTACGGACCGTTTACCAGCAATTGGGTTTATTTTAAATGTGCTCATCTCTTCCTCCTTTTCTGCTACTATCTTTTTCTTTGTTGCTTTTGGATCAGCGGCCTGACCCATTGTTATCCAAGAACATTCTTGTCCTACTACACCCTTATTTATTTCGTAAATTTTGCTTCCTTCATCATCTAACCTTCCCTTATGATACTTTAAGTGATCACAATTATGAACTGCTACATCATTTGCAATATAAGAATTGTCATCCTCTACTTCCAAGTTGTATACTAATCCGGAATACCTTTCAGATTTGATATCTCTTACTAATCTCTTAAAATAACCAATTCCATCGTAAGATAAATATCGTACCACATTAATAAGGGGTTTTATATTTACCCTATAAATGGTAAGGTCTTTAACAGGATTAGTAGGAGAATGTGTATTAGGTAATTTATTCCAATATACACTACCTCCAAAGCGTCTTCCTAATATTACTAACTGATAAGCTAATTGTTCTGAAGCTGTTTCAAAACTAAACCCCTTCGCATTTTTCCAACCATCCCCATTATTGTAGGTATCTAAAAATGCTTTAACAATATCAAGGGGTTGCTCTACAAATTCGCCTACAAGTTGTTTCTGTTTTGCGTATTCTCCTCCTATATATTGGAGCTTAGAAGCGACATTCAAAGGAACACTAGTACGTATTTCTACTCCAGATGATTTTGGGTTTTCGTATACGCAAATTTGCCGATTAAATAACTTAGTACATAAACTAGCGACTTCAGTTACGTATGCCGCTTCAGATTTATTAAAAGAAAAAGATAGCTGTCTAGTAGTCTTATAATTTTTATTTCCAATACTTCCCTCACTAACATAATAACCCAATAACCTCGATTCCTCTTCTGTTACTTCTAAATTGGTTTTTTGTTCCCTTACTACTGGAACAAGTAATTCATTATTTATTTGTATTTCTTTCGCCAGAATAAATCCTACCGTCCCACTTCCAATACTTCCATTACTTTGTAATGTAAAAATTTCATGGTTAGGAGTCAATCTTAAAGGATACTTACCACTATCTCCTACACTAGTAATTACTAGTATCTCGCCTTCATAACTACGAGACATTGGTTTAAGTACCTTTTTCTTATTTCCTTTATGTGTAATAACATGCTCCCCTTCACAAACAGTTTCAATATTTTTTAAGGTATAATCCGCCATTAAAACTTTAGTGCCGGGTAAAAAGCACCATTCTTGCTCATCATGCGCAATATGTTTGCACTTACTACAGATTGACGATGCTACTAGGCATCCCATACTAACTTCATTAATAAGTCCTTTCTCTATATCCCCTACTAATAAAGGTTGTGTTCTACGATTAACGGCTAATAGTTTATCTATACTTTTTTCTTCGAGTATATGAAACACATCTTCTATATGGCCTACGACTGACTTTTCATCGTGGTTGGTCAAATTTGGTTTTCCCCGCCAAGTCTCATAAACGTATGCGCCGTTTCGTTTGTTTAAAAGCTCTCCTTCATACCCGAATACTTCTTTCTCCCAATCGAAATGATTTTTATCCCATTCAAAATAATCTCCGTTCTCATTAGGAGAGTCGCCGTGTAATCCGCTTACAATAACATAAAGGAAATTTGGGTCAACAGCTATTAACCGTTTTGCGGCTTGTCTAAAACTACAAGACTGGGTTCCGCAACAGTTACAAACCTTAGTTTCGTCTTTACCACATAAATATAAATCTTTATCCTTAATTTTCAGTTGTGCTGTTCGGTAAAACATTATACTGTTACTAACTCCTCTTTTTTCAATGCTTCTTTTTTATTTATAAATTTACCGCCTATCTTTCCGCATACTGGGCACTTTTCTGATAAACTTTTATCCCAGACAACAGCGCAGTTCTCACATTGGACTGCTGTATACACTATATCTTTTTTAGATATTACTTTTGCCACTACTTTTTCTTTTGCTTCTTTCATATAACTTTTATAACCGCATCTAGGGCATCTTTTCTCATTATCTTTTCCTAACTCTACATCCACATTACAACTTGTACACGTATAACGCATTTTTAGGTTCCTCCTTTTTCTTCCTTCCGCTTTCCGATTATCAAATCTACTAATTCTTCCTTGGTTTTACCTTCTAAAACGTCTCTTGGTAACTTATCTTTATCTACCAAAATATCGTTCTGGGTTCGTAATCTATACACATTACCAAAACGAATGTCAAAAGCTACTGTTCCAAATTGCACCAAACTTAGTTCATCAAGGCGGTTTCGGCAAATATCTACAATTTGCGCTGGTATTTTGCCTCTATCTTTGTTTTCCACTTTTTTCTATACCCTTTTTACATTCAGCGCAAAGGTCTATCCCGTATAAATCTATATCCTTACCGCAGTTTAGACAGCTCTTCGTCTTTAAAATGCCTTTAATTTTTCCACTAATAACTCTTTTCATATAATCCTCTCATATAGATAATAGTTTAACCCTTCAATTTTATTTATCCGCCCGTTGGTACTTCTGGAAGTTGATGAGATTCTGAAGGTATTGGCCCGCCCCCTTCTAAAGGTCCTTCGGCAGGAGTTATTTCTACAACAGGACTACCTGTAGGTGGAGTTGGAAGTCCTGTAGGTACTGCCCCTGTAGGAACAACCGGGGAGGGTAATCCGATTTTACCCCTTTCTTTTCTTTGTTCAACCATTCCTTTCTTAATTGTTTCCCAATCTAAATCTAGTAAGTTTGTTACCATTTTCCAAGGAACAATTTCTTTCTCCGCTAGTCTAGACATAAACTCTAATTTTTGCATGTTATCTCTTAGGTTTTCTTTGTCCCATTTTACTTGGGGTATCCATAAAGGTTTGTCTTTACCCTTAATTCTTATTCTATGTTTTATTTCTGCTTGAGTAGGTTTGTAAAGTCCATGTATCTTACATATTGGAGCAAATACGCAATTTTCTATCCATTTTTCTATCTGCATTCTAAAACTTAAATATCGTTGAATTAGAATGTCCAGTGCAACTGATGCATTAGCGAACGTCGGCCCCTCCCCAAAGATAACACCTTTTGATACCATTAATCCAATTAAAATTTGGTTATCTATCATGTCAAATTCCGGTTGTAGTGGTAATATGCGTCCGGCAGCCCCTTCCCATTGAACTTTTACGGCATGATGCCAAATTATCGCTCGATTAGGTTGTGTCCAAGATGCTACTAAAGCATTCTGGAATTTCTCTAATTCGTCTTCGTCAGCTGGATCTCCAGGTTCTCCTATAAAGTAAAACTCCGTATTGTGATTTATCCCTATTTTTCCATTTCGCCTTGTTACAAAAAATTTGTTTGGGACCTTTACACACCATACATATCCAGTATGAGAAACTTTCTGAATACAATCTTTTCCTGCAGTTAATCTTGGAAATTTGCTATTTTTTGTAGTTTCTGACCAATAAACTGTATATATTTCCGCCCAGTTAACGGGGGCAGTTCTACTTTTACTTTTCTTTAAAGCCACTGCATACCCGCACTTAAAGACAATTTCTTGAACATCATCCGCTAGTTGTTTAGAGACAGTATAATAGTTTATATATCGATTACTGTAAGTTTTGTTATTCCAAGTAGCAATAGTATTAACACTACCATCGCCCCTAACCATTGCATCTATAAGTATCTTTAGTAACCTTGGAGATAAATTTTTAACCCAAACGGGAATTTTTTTATTGAAACTCCCTTGCCCGTAATTTTCTATTATGTGCTCGCATAAAACCGTATCTGTTCTACTCCATATAGCGCATCCGCGATTAGTAAGTTTCTCAGTAAACTTAAGTGGAAATTTTTCAAGAGCTATCTTCATTTGTTGATAGTGCCTTGAATGTTTCATTTGAGAAATAGACACATCTTTGCCTTCTTTCTTATATTGCCAAATAGTGCCCTCGCTTAAGTAGTAACCTACAAACTCTAAATAGATGTCTATTGGAATTGAAACATCATTAACTACTATAGTTTCTTTTACATCTTCCCCAATAAAATTGTTAATAACGCACCTAAAGATACTACTCTTTTTTACCTTAGAAGCTTCTACTACTTTCCAATCACTATAAGTGTATATCCCAGGAATATTTTTTTTAACTTTCTTTGCTTCTTTAGATTTAACCTTATCATAATTTAGCTCTTTTACTAACATCCTATGATTAGGTGTAACCATTACATCTATTCTATTTTTCTTAAAATGTACAAGATCTCCCTTATGGGGGAAAATATATATCTCCTCAGGTTTTTGATACTCTAGTAATCCATTAGATATATTAAAAGTAGCTATATCATCTTCTAAAGTAAGTTCCTCATATCTCTTCCATCCTACTTTAGTTAAGCACTCTGTTTGTTCGTCGTGACACGGACTTATGTGGCGATCAGCTATGGAATACTGGGCACTTCTTAGTTTATCTCTATACATTAAAGCCTTTAAAATGCAATCTATTATACTTGTTCCTCTTGTATTAAAATATATTCCAGGGCGTTTTATGTGACTTATTTGAACATCCCCTAATTCTATTTTTCCGACTTTTATTCCTTCTATTATGTCTGGAGGAAGGTTTTTATAGAGTTCCCCTGTTTTGGGATCGTTCGGCCCGCCTTCTACTAATTTTTTTAAGCTATCGGTAGGAGTTAACCAAATATGCTTCTTTCTTTTTCCTCTTACCCACGGGTCACCTTCTACTTCTACAAAGTTTGGATGAAGTAAAATAAAGTCAGTCCACATCTTAGGATCATCAGGGTCGTCAAAAAATCCGAATGGAAACGCCTCGCCAGTTATCCAATACTCTAACCCCAACTCTAAAATAAAATCAAATAGCCTTATGTCTTCTATCATTGCGTTAAATTCATCTTCTATCTCTTTATCTTCATGTGAGACTCTAAAAGAAGATAACGGAAACATTGTATGAAGAGTCAACGCCGAATGTACCAATGGTTCATTTAAAAAGAAATATCGGTACCAACGATTTCGTTCCTTTCGGTCTTTTGGAACTTCTATTTCAGTAGTCTGTAAAAACGGGTTATAATATTGGTCAGCGACTCTGTCAACTGATACGCCAGAAGTTGCTCTACGTTTCATTCTATCCTGTATTTCTTTTGGTAATCCTTCTAAGGTTACAGCTTTTGAGGTAGCTTTTCTATACTCTTCGTTTATGTTGTCTGTTACTATTACTCTATTTGACAAACTCTTCCTCCTTATACCTCTAATCTGTCTTTATGTGTTACTTTTATTTCTTCTAATTTTCCTTTGAATAAGATTATTAATCTTTGTAACTCTTGTGGTTCCTCTAAGTATATTATGTTTTCTTCTATTCTCTTCAAGTAATATTCAATGTTGTACATTATTTCTTCTTCTCTATTTACTTCTTCAAGGTAAGCATCGATTATTCTTTGTTTTTCCCTCTCCCCTACTACTTTTAGTCTGTCTATAAAGATTTGAATGTCCATTATTATTAAGCCTTTACAAATATGTCCTTAGTAATTTTTCCATTTCTCTTGTTACTTTTCCTATTTGTTCATAAGGTATGTTCCAATTTTCATAACCGAAATCGCTAAAATCATCTATAGCTTGCTGTATCATTTTCCTTAGTTGGCCAGCTGCTATATCCGCTGCTTCTTTTGCAGCATTTTCAGGTTTGTAGGTATATTTATTTTGCCCTTTCCTATTACTTAACTTTGCCTTCCTTAGTAATTTTTCCATTTCTCTTGTTACTTTTCCTATTTGTTCCTCAGCTATGTTCCAATTTTCATAACCGAAATCACTAAAATCATCTATAGCTTGCTGTATCATTTTTCTTTTCATTTCTACGTTATCTACATCAGCTTCCAGAATTTGGCCAGCTGCTATATCCGCTGCTTCTTTTGCAGCATTTTCAGGTTTGTAGGTATATTTATTTTGCCCTTTCCTATTACTTAACTTTGCCTTCCTTGGTAATAAATCTCCTACTATGTCTTGAACTCTACCCAATGTTACTTCACTTATTTTTTCACTTAAAAATCCCATTATCTTGCCTAGTAAATCTGTGACTTGTTGCTCAGACATTTCAATACTATAAACACTTTTTGCTAAGTTAATTATATTTTCTTTTAATTCTCCCACATCTGTTTTTACCTTTTCTTCTCTGCCAAGATCAGTTTTCTTTTCTACCTCTTCTTCTTCTGGATTTAAACCTTTTGGTTTTGCTTTTTCGTCAGTTACTTCGTCTTCGAGGATTACAGGTATCTCTCCTGGTTTTAAGGGTTCAACTGGATTGACTGGAGTTACAGGTGCTGGAACAGTTTTTTCCATTTGAGCCCTACTTGATCTAACTTCATTATAGCCATGTAAAAGAGTTATATAATTTATAGTTTTTAGTTCTCCAGTAGTTCCTTCTTGTATAGTAACTAGTCTTAAACCGCTATTTGTATGTTTTACAGTGTATGTTTTTCCATCCCTTGTAAACTGTCTTCCAATTAAATTCTCGCTTTGTCCTTTCCTACCAGCAGTTGTACCACTAGGAACCTCATCAAGTTCATCTATCTCACACGTATCAATTGAGTTTCCATCAGTTATATCATATATGTCTTCGTTGTCCTCAAATAACCAATCAAATCCACTATTCTCGATTTGTTCTTCATAACTAGGTAAAAAGGATTGACTTATTTCTTCTTTGTGTTCTAACAAGTCAGCATCATCTGGTAAACCTGTTCGCTTGCAGATATCATTTGCGTTAAAGGTTTCTATTGTCCAATCAAAGACATTATCGTTATTCAATGTTTCTTCTGCCCCAGCTTCTATACCTTCAGTTATATAAGAAGATAACTGGCCTTTCCTACCTTTCCTTTTAAGCCAGTTTTCTATCTCGTTAAAGTAAAATTCGTCAGTACTTTGAACATCTTGGTCTTCGAGGAAGTTGAATAGACTTTCTACCTCTTTATCGTTTAGTTCAACTTTATATTTGTCTTTTACTATTTCTTTTAAGCCTATTTGTCTTCCTTGTTCTTTTATTTGTTTTGATACTACGCCATGTCCTTCATTTAAACGGGTAAACCAATTTTTCTCTAGGGATGTATTATGCCCACCCCCTTCAAATTCAACTTGGTCTAAAGAACCATCTTCTAATGCTGTCATAATAGTTCCTTTCTTTAAATACATGCTACTTTTTTTACCAGAATTATCCTCTTCCCAATATTGAGACCCCGCATACTCCTCTTTTGGTAAAATACCGCCATATTTTGGAGAATAAATAAGGTCTTTTATTATCTTAACTTTTTGTCCTATCTTAATAGATATAAGATTTTTTGTACTAATAACTCCATGTCCTTCATATTTTAGTATTGAGTTGTATAGGTACTTTAAGAGGTTATCTGGTGTTTGGAGTTTTTCTACATTATATTTAATTTTTCTCTTGTCTTCTTCGTTTATCTTTCTTTCGCCTACTTTTTCTATGATAAAATTTTTTATTTCTTCTAGAGGTACTTTGGTGTTTATTTGTTTTTCTATTTCTGGTAGTAAAGGTTCAAGTATAGAAGTAATGTCAGCCGTTCTTTTTGTTCCTTGTACTGTCCAACCTTTACTCTTTAGCCATGATGTAATAGCGTAGAAGTAATCTGTATCACTATTTGCAAAGTCTTGGGTGAATTCTTGGTCTTTAAGCCAAGCTAGTAACTCTTTTGCTTCCTCTATGTTTAGTCCTATTTGGTATTTGTTTCTTACTAAGTCTTTTATTTGGTCTATTTCTCCAAACATTTTTAGTTCGTTGGGGTCGTATTTGTGAATAAGCGCTTTCTTTGTTACTTCTCCAGGGCCAGCACATACCCATCCACCTGTACCGTCTTCAACCCACATCTTACCTGCTGGACAAGGAGTACTAGGCATTGGAGTAGTAGCAGTAGTTCCAGTTGGAGTTACTCCTGGTTGAACAGCGGGGATAGGTGCAGGAGTTTGTGCTTTCACTTTTAAAGGGGGCTTGTCCTCAGTATCAGTTTTAGTTAAGAAATCTACTATTGCATTTTTGACTCTACTTATAACATTAAACATTTTTCCTCCTTATAATTCCTTTTCGGTTACTACTCTTTGAATTTTTCTATTACAAGATTTACAAATAAAAGCGAACTCTTCATGTCTTATTTGTTTTTCGTCTTCGTATTCTACATTTAGTTTATAAGTGTTATCGTCTACTTTCATTTCATGGCCGCAATTACATATTTTTGTGTAGTTATCTTTCATCTTTTCCCACCTATTTCAAATCCCCACGATTCATCTCTCCATGTTACCTCAATATCTTTAAATCCAGCATCCTTTAATTTTTCTTTCAATCCTTCTTCTGACCAACCAGACTTATGAGTGTTTTCTAAATAGTCTTGGTCTCCGTATACTACTTTTATAAATTCTTGTTCGTCTATTTTTTTGGTTATAAATTTTTCTGCCGCTCGGTTTATATCAGGCCCGCGTATAAATAATTTTCCGTTAATCCTAAGTAAGTTATAAAGGCCCTTTAAAACTTTATCTATTTCTTTCCAACTAATATGTTCAAGTATATTTGTTGCTTGTATTTGGTCTGCTGTTTCGGGTTCTACATGCTTCTCTATTTCTTGTATGCTACAATGTATATCAGCTTTAACATCAGTCCTTGTATCTATGTTTATCCAACCATCTATATAATCAGTACCACAACCTAAGTTTAAGTTCATTATAAACTACTTCCCAGAAGTCTGGATTCTATAATTTGGGGTCTTACTTCTTCTTCATAATATCTTCGTGCTACTTTTCTTAACCCATCAGTCATATCTGTTATCTTCCTATTTGTTTCTTCTTTTAACTCTGGGTGATTACAAACAGCGCAACCTTTTTCTATATCAAATTCTTCTGGTATAAACTCATTCATTTTATACTCAGCTAACATTGCACTATTAGCGCTTAGTCCTTGTTTAATTTCAACTCTACAGTCTTTGCAAATTCTGCCCATTATAGTTTTGCTCTTATCTTACCTAATAACTCTTTTGTTTCATCGCTTTGTTTTTCTTTTAAAGCTAGTTCTAAAGCATTATCGTTCTCTACTGCTTTTGCATCCTTTATAGCCGAGGCAGTTTCCTTTAGTGCATTTCTCCATTTAAATACCTGTTTTACTAAATATGCCATTGTTCCGCCTGGAAATACTACTAAGCATATTACTAACGCTACAATTCCAAGAATACTTAAACTTCCTAGCCAGTTACCTAATCGTTGCATGAATCCCTTTTTTGGTACTGTATAGGTTGCCCCTACAGTTTTAGAGGTTTCTTGTGTTACAACTACCATTCCGCCATCTTTTCCTACTACTACCGATACTGGTTTTGTTACTATTTGTTCACTATACTCATAGGTTGTTTCTGGTTTACTTGGAGATACTATTCTTGGTAAAGTTATGCAACCGGATAATAGTAATCCTAAACATACAATTAGAATTAATTTCTTATTCCCAGTTAGGATCATTTGCTCTCCTTTTTGTTCCTTCTATTAGTTTATCTACTTGAACTTTTGTAAATCCTAATTTTCTTCCATATTCATATATGCCTTGTTTACCAAACATATAGTCTTTTATTCTTATTATTCCGATACTTAACAGTACACCAATAAATCCTATTAAAATAATAATTGTTATATCTCTTATTGCTTTATTTATATTTCTCACTTTCTATCTTCGCTTTTTCCTTCCGTTTATCCTGGAAGGTAATCGTTCTAACATTACTGTATGATCTGTACTTTGTTGACTATGGTCAGTTGCCTGGTTTTCACTATGCGCAGCATGAGAAATAGTTATACTTTTTAGTATATTAGATGATTCGATTAAAGAAGTTGCTATGTTCTGTTGACTTTTACCTAGTTCTGATAAATGGTTATCTACTATTACTTCCCATCGTTTTCGTTCATCACTTATCTGTGTAGCAAACGATGTAACTAACTTTCCTATCATTCGTATTAAGTACCATAGGAACCCGGATGTACATACCACTAGAAATACTCCTACCCCATACTTGTCTAAAAATGTAATTGGCAAACCATCCATTCATTACCTCCCTTTAGTTACTAAATAAACGAATATTGCTGTTACAACTATAAGAATTAACGTAAACACAAATCCTGAGAATATATCGTCGGCTAACTTTTTCTGGCGCATTCTCCCTACCTTTAACTCTACCAAGAACCATATATCTGCATTGCGCTAGTTGACGAAGCTGATTTAAACCGTACTGTTTTTACTGCCAAGTCATCTTCAAATGTATCTATGAACGCAGTTGTTCCGGCTATTAGACTTAAGTATTTGTCTACTGTAGTCGTAACATGTTCTAGCTCTTGGTCAGTTAGGAATACTATGGTTACTGCCTGTCCGCCAGTATTTTTAATCTTTATGAACTTTGTAGCTTGCGGAAACGTTACGGCCTGTTCTGTCGTTGTTGCTGTTACTGAAAAGTTTTTGTATCTCTCCCTTGATCCTTCCATTTTATATCTCCTTGGTTATTATATCTCGTACTGGTTGCGGAAACCATTTGTCCCCTTCTTTACCTTTTCCTATTGTCATTTCTATACCTGGCTCTATTCCTCTTAACTCAGTCATAAGGTAACTTTCAAATTCTTCTATATCACTAAATATTTCTAAATCTATTATTCCTTTAATACTTTTTACATCGGACAGCTCTATATAGTATTTGTCTTTGTTAGGTTTAGTCTCCTTACTTTTTTGTAGTTGTCTCTTAGTATATAGATCTGTTATTGAGTCTTCTGGCATCGTTTATCCTGTTTTTACTATTCCTTCTTTTTGTTCTTCTACGCTGTAGCCTAACTGACTCATTAGTTCTTTTAACTCTCCAACCTGTTCCTTTGTTATGTCTTTAGTGGCCCTGATTATATGGTTAAACCCTTCCTGTGCGGTATGGTAATGACTATACCGTAATCCTCTTACTATTTGTTCTGCTAAGTAGGTTGGGTCTATTGGAGTTCCAGCGCCTTTACTTCGTTCTATGCTTGGGGTCATTATAACATTTATTGGTTCAGTTACTTCCTTTCTTGTCATTTTTATTTTTTCTATTTCGCTTGTTGGTGCTCCAGTTGACATTTGCATTGGGTCGGTTTCACTGAGTTGAGCTTTTCTACTCGGGCCTTGAGCTAATGTTCTAACTTTTTTCAATAGATACTTACGAACTTCTAAGGAATTTAAAGCATCAGCGTTAGCATTAAGTTGTTCTTTTAGTTCACTTAGTATTTCATCTACTATTTCATTTGCTAAAGGTGGCGTCGTAAGGTTCACCTCTTCTTGAGCTTTTCTACCCGTTGTTCTATAGGTTCCAACGTCTATACCTTTGTCAATAGAGTCTTCTATTTCACTAGGTGTTCCTCTTTCGTTGTAGACTTTTAAACCTTTCTGCGCTTTTCTTTTTGCTGTTAATCCGTCAGAATCTTCTTCTTCTATATCTTCTTTATAGTATTCAAAATACTCTTCAGGAGTATACATCGTTGTTCCTTCTCCTTCTAAACCTCTACTGTAAACATCTTCTACAAAAAGATGTTTTTTGGGGTCATAAGTTACTGTTCTCTCACTACCATCACCCCAAACGTTTACGCCTTCATCTTCTAAGTTAGTGTTCAACCAATTAATAATTCGTTGTTCTGTTGAGAGTTGTCCTTTTCTGTTTCTTTCTACAACCAGTTCCCCACAATGTGGACATTCTACCGAACCCATATCATAGTATTCTTGTTTTGTATTTTCATCCCATTCTCCACTACAGTAAGGACAGTCTTCGTCTATGGGTAAACCTCCGTCTAAATCACTTTTATCTATTGCGCTTTGTCCTTTCAATCTTCTTTTATATCTGGCTCCGGCATCATCCAACTCATTTTGTGTCATGGTTCCTATTGCCATATATACCAATCTCGCTAGTTTATACGTTATTCCTAATTTATGAGCTAATACGTCGATAGGGATTTGTTTTAATTTAGTTACATCTTGATCAAAAGGTGAATCTTCTATCTGGGCAATTCTATCTCTTTTTATTGGATAGGTTTGATGTAGCTTCATAAAGTCTTCTGCTGCTTGTATCGTATCTGGCTTATTTTCAAACTGGAATGTTTGTAAGGGGACATCATTTTCATTAATATATAAATTCCAGTATCCATTTTCATATCTAACAGTTACAGTAATTTCAGAAAGTTCATCTTGAGGGATTCCTGGAACTCCTGCAACCCACTGTATAAAATCGCCTTCGTTCAACCCTAATTTATACTTTAGTTGCCCTTCTCCTTTCACTCCAAAAACTCCGTCATTCCAATTTTGAGCTTTCTTTTTCTTCTTTTTTGGCTTGCCACACATTGCGTTTAACTCTTTCTCTCTATCTTTTTGTGTATCTAAAGGTTCTGGACTTTTCTCTAGCATTACTTCTATAGGGCCTTTGTAGTCATGATCTTCACCCTTGTCCTTACTTTTTTGAGGCACCGTATCCTTTAAAAACTTATCTTTATACTCTTTGTCGTAATCATGTGCTTCTTCACTTTCAGCTATCTTTACTTCTTCTTGGATTGCTGGTAAAGGTTCTTCTATGGTTATTTGCCCTTTCCTTTTATTTACAGAAAAAATATACTTCTCCATTTTGCGTATCTCTTCTGGACTGTAGCTACTTATCTTTAAAGAGTCAACAAGGACACTAGCGGAAACCCCATCATTTAATGCTTGTTCTAACACCATTTTAATTTCCGCCCAAGGGACAATATATTCCCCCGCATCACTAAATATCTCATCAATAGTCACAAGAGTATTTTCTAATGTTAGTTTATCTTCTTCATCTTGAGCTACTCTTTTCATACCGAAGAGTCTGTCAATCCAGTTCTCTTTTACTTTTATTGTAAAGTTTTGCATTTAAACCTCCTATTAGTACTTAATCTCCCAATTGACTTGTGGTTTCCTTACCTTTTTACTTTTCTTTCCTGTTAAAGCCCTTTCTTCACTTCCTTTTGGTACGCCTGAGAATAAGCTTTCATCTATTTTCATATCGTATGCAGCTTCAATAAGGTTACCACATTTGCATATTGTTTTTCCTTCTTGTCTCCATACTTTTGCATCATTTTCCGATAAAACCATTTCTTCTTTGCAAGCTTTACACTTAACTGCTAAGGCACTTTTTGGAGGTTGGTTATCTTCACCTTTACCTATTCCGGGTACCTTTGTACTTTCTTGAGTACTAAGAGCTGCTGGGGTTACTTTTGGCTCTTGGTTACTCTCTCCCGGTATTCCACTCCATTCAAACCTTGGTTCATTCTCTCCTTTTAAACTGAAGTCTTCTAGTTGGCCTTCTTTAACTTCTCCTTCTACTCCTGTAAAGAAACCTCTCAAACTTTTGCTTAGACTTGTTTGACTCTCTGGATAGCCTAGAGGACTTGGAGTAGTACTAGTTACATCGTTTATCCCAGCGTCTGGGTTTACTTCTCCCACTGTTCCTAAGCTATCAGTTGTTTTTCCATGTGCTTGTTCTTTTACTCTTGGCTCACCTAAGTTTTCTTGTTTACTTGGATCAAACTTTGGTTCATGAGGCATTCCTTCTATTTTTCGGTCTCTTTCTACTTTTTCTTTCATTAACTCTTGAGGAGTACGATGTTGTCCTTTCTGCCCTTCTTTCTTCAAAGACTCTCTTGGGCCGCCTTCGTATTTTTCTTCTTCAGGGCCTTCACCTAATTCTTCTACTTCTCTTTGAACTATTGCTATTGCACCAATACCTAAGTCTTCGGAATCAGTTACATCTTGAAAAGCTAAAAACCTTGCTTGAGTTTCAGATATCAGGTCATCGTAAAATATCTCGAACTCTTCTGTATCAGCTTTTACTTTCTTTATTCCTTCCTTCTTTACTGGTGTTGCACTAAATTTTATACCTTCATCTTTTAAAATTTTCATAACTTCGGGCGGTGTTGCGCCTTTTAAACTAAAGTCCAATTCCCAATCCCTACTTTTAAAATCAGTACCTGTATCAAAGGTTATTCCCTTTTCCTCTAAGGCCTCTTCTATATTAATGAGTACATCCTCGCCAACACTTCTTGTAAATGGTATATTAACACTAACCCATTGGCTTTTTTGCGCGTAATGTGTACCCGGGTATGGGCCTTTAGGAGTAAACTCTTTCTCTTTTACTCCGGGTAAACGTTTGTCTGTCCCGCCTGAACTTGCTGGAGTTGGACTATCTACTATATCGTTTTCTCTTAAGTCATATTTTTTCTTCCAGCCATCCCATGGTTCTTTCTTTGGTTCGGCTACACCAGGCATTCTTCTTTCGTTACCAGTTGCACTTGGCCCTTCTTTCTTTGGTTCCTTTGCGCCAGGTAACCGTTCGCTTGTTCCGCCTACATCTGGGCCTTTATTTGTTTCATCTTTATCTCCATCTGGATAACCATGGCGCTCTTTAGTGCTTACTTGTCCGTCAGTGTTACTTGCTTCACTATTCTTTCCTACTACCTTTATATCAAAACCTTTCTTCTTTGCTATGCGTTGCATTTCACCTAATACTAGTTTTTCGTTCTTACTTGCCTTTAAAACTTCTAAGGTTTTGTCGCCTATCATTCCCTTGTCCCACATATCTGTTAACATCGCTTTGATATTCATCTTTGCCTCCTTACCATTTGGACTATCGTCATTATCATCTTCTATAAAAGGGTCTATAGTTCCCCAAATAACGCCTTCTCCATTTTTTACAACAAAAACCTCATCTCCTACCTTATAATCATACTTGTTATCTATAAGTTTTGTAATAGTTGCTCCATATATTATTTCATCGGTATCTGTTACTAACCCCTTCTTTCTCTTTCCTAAACTTACCTCATATAATCCTACTCCTCTATCGCCAGTTACTTTTTCTCCTTTTTTCTTCATTGCGCTCCTATAAATACCGCCAGGTCTTCTACCAGGGTTACTCCAGTTTGGTTTGTCAAACGTTGACGCTTCCCTATTTACTTTGTCTATTAAATGTTTAGCGTAAGAAGCTTGAGAATCTAGCTTGGCTTTTAACTTTTTTTCGATTCTATAATTATCGTTTCCAGTATCATATACTATTCCAATATTATCCCCTTCTTTATCAACTAAGTAGTACTCCCTTTCTGTATTTGGTACTGGATCACCAATTTCATAGCCTAACTCATTTAATTTATCACCTGTATATGTTTCGCCTTTCGCTAAATAAGTTAATGCTTGTTTCTTACTTGCGCTTGTGTTTCTATCGCTATTCTCTTCGCCCTGTATTTTCTCCAAAAAACTTTCCCCCGCCTTACCATAAAGACTAGGATCAAATTCTTCTATATTAAGTATAACTTCTTTAAAATTTGTTAAGATTGGATTCGTAGGATCATCTTCGCGTGTTTTGACTTCTTTTACGAGTTTACCTTCTTTGTCGTAATAGAGATCTATTAACCACCCGCCTCCAGAGTCTATATTTGATTCTATTAATTTCCACTCACCTTGACTTATTCGCTTACTTGCATAAGGAGTTAAATCTTGATCTGGCCCTTCTCCTCTTAATTCTTTTATTAGCCTTTTTATAGTAAATTCACCTAATCCCGGATAGGTATAAGTTAAACTCTTTACAATAGCGTCATCATTAGAACCTTCATTTACCATTTCTCTTATATCCTGTCTTATTAGTTTTCTTATTGTAGGATTAAATCTAGATTGGCCCTCTCTCTTCATACCCTTGCTTTCTTTATTTTCTATCCAGCTATCTATTACTCTTTTTTCCATTTAAACCTCCATTTTCCTTATTTCTTCCTATAAAATCCTTTGGACCTTTGTTGTACCCACAAGATCTTTCTGCATCCAATATCTTTACATTGACCATTTTACTCTGTTTTGGTTGTTTCTGCTAGTCTATCCTCTATTTCACTTAAAGTAAAATCAAATAAGGTAAAGTCGTCTTCCACGCCAGTCATTACATCTAAAATGTCATAACTATACCCTACTAACTCGTTTAACAAGTTTTGTTTAGTTTCTTCTCCTTCGTCCATTACTTCTTCCTCTTTAACTGGTGCTGCGGGTAAGTCTACGCCTTCAGCTAAAGTTGGGGCTGTTAGTTGACTTTCAAGAGTTAGACTACCTTTAAACTTTCGATAAAGCTCTGTTGGGGCTGTAAAGAATGTAAATACTTTTACCAACTTTGGTTTAGTTTTCCTTAGTATTTCATATCGTTTTTGCATTCTTTCTTGTAAATCCTTTACTTCTCCGCCGAATTCTTCTATTAGTTGTTCAGCTATTTTCATATAAGGTGGATGAAAGCTCCTGCGAATTTGGTTCATTATAGCATATACTCTATCTTTGAATGTTGCTGCTCTTCCTGGTTGGTCACCTACTTTCTTCCTTATTTCTTTCCAAACCCCTTCTAACTTTTCTTTTACTTCTTCATATTTTTCTTCTTCTTGTATTTTTTCTGTTAAATTTGTTATTAGTTCATCTACTCTTGTTACTTCTTTAGTTAGTTTATCTGCCTCTGTAAACAAGGATACTAAGTCTAAGTCCTCTGAGATGTCTTTTAATTGTTCTGGGGCCTCTGTTGGTTTCTTATACCTTTTTGGTAAAGTTGACTTAGGCGCTATAGGCGGTTCTCCAGGAGTTAGTTCTTGCCCTTCTTCATATCGTTCTTGTTCTTTCTTAACTTCTTTATACATTTTTAATTCTTTTTCTTCATCTTCACTTAGTCCTTCTGTTCTTTTTTTTGCTTCATATTGTTCGATTATTCCTCTTATGTCTTCGTCAGTTAAGACTTCATCTTCTTCGTCTTTGGTTTGCGCTGTTTTGTCGTCTCCAAACCATTCGCCTCTATTTAGTTCATCTAGTGATACTTTTTTAACGATATCTCCGCTATATTTAATCGTTACATTAACAGTACCATCGTCATTAATCCCTATTACAGTAGCTTTTTCAGGGTAGCTTAATTGTACATATTGCTCGGAATTTCTTGTATAACTAAATCCTTCATTCAACCTAACTTCATCACCAACATTTACGCTATTACTAACTTTGAATTTTTTCCATTGCGCTTTCCTTACTAACTTAAACTTACCTTGGTTTAGTTCATCCATTTCGAGTTTTGAGTTTCCGTATTCTTTCTTTCGTTGGTATTGTTTAGCAGCTTCAGGCGTATCTATTCCTCTGAGTAAGACTTCAGGTTCTACTTCCTCTTTTGGTTCTTTCCTTTTCTCTATAAAATCAGATTCTTGTTGTTGTGCCACTTTTCCTATCTTTTGTAAATGGGTAGTATGAACCAAAAATCCAGGGTAAGGTGTTGGATTCTCTTTTTCATCATACTCTACATATACTTCCCCTTCTTCTAAATTATATCCTTCTGTGGTTGTTATTGTTCCTTTATCTCCTTCGTCATCTATTACTCTATCACCTACTTTGAATTCTCCATCACTTTTTTCTTGAGCTACTTTTAAACCAAATATGGATTTACCACGAAAACCTTCTACTTTTAGTTTTTCTGCATCCACCTTATACCCTAATTCTGACCCACCTACTATACCAGATAGATAAGTAGCTAAACGATAGTAAACACTGCTGCCAGCAAAATCTTCGGGCGCCAGTTCTATTCCATCTATCCTTATAAACCCTTTACCTCGTTGCACATTTACTGAATCCTTTCTTCCTGCTAATCCAGCTAGTTTTTGATATAATTCTTCACCAATATCTCCTTTTAAAAGAAATTGCGTCCCTATAGTTATTCCATACGTATCTGCTCCTATTGGTATAGCCATTCCTTCTACTTTTTTTCCATCGCGTTCTCTGTAGTAGCCAGAATCTCTTTCTTTGTAATAGTCCCAAGCAGTTGTTCCTTTAGTATGATCTCCACCGAACTCTTTCTCAAATTCCTTCTTTAGTTCTGCTTTGTCCTCTGGATAGTCTAAGCGTTCTATTTTATTCCTAAAGCCCACTATAACGTTAAAGCTTGGATCATCTGCCATTATTAGGTAGTCCAGTATTCTTTCATACAGTCTATTTCCCTCTTCACTTACAAGCTTTGGAGGATGCCCTGTACTTTCCATCATATCTTCGTTGTCATCTATAGACCTATCTTCAGTGGCTACCTTCTTTTCTCTTCTTTCTTGTCCTTTCCTCTTCACCGCTAACCGTAACCCTTTTGCGGCATCTTTACTTATAAAACCTTTGGCCAACGCCTTATCTATATCTTCTTCATTCAACGCCAACTTTGTCATTCCTTTCTTTTCCATTTTTTCTGCGCAATTTGGGCATATCTCTTTTATTTCATTTATACTTAATTTTGCTTTTTTAATTTTGATTTCTCCTCTATAACTCTTGTCATCTTTATAGCAGTACTTCACGTATTCGCCTTTCCCTAATCCATGTTCTTTATTTGGCCCTGATACTGTTCTTACCTTTCCGCCGCTATCTACGCATTCTATAAATTCTTTAGGCATCCTATCCTCCTTACTTCTTTTTCTTCTTTATTTATTAGTTCTTTCTTTTATTTTTGATCTATCTATTATTTTATTTTTCTTCTTTTTAATCCCACCAAAGTCTTAATTCATTACCTTCTAAAGTTACTTCATCTGCGTTAAAAGAATGTTGGGGCAGAACTTTTTCTACGGGTTGAATATAAACAACCGCGCTACCTTCTCTACCTAATCGGTATTTTACGGAATCTCCAAAGTAGTTTACTATTTCTTCAGCTACACTGGTATCAAAGTTATTATATCTTACTACTATTTCTGCTTGTCTTAAAAAAGTTGCGCTATCTTGATAACTACCTGGCCAATCTAAATTTCGGACTTCATCTGTATTTGAGTATGCTATAATAGTTTCTGCTAGAGGACCGCTTCCTTCTTGTGCTTTCTTAGCAAATAAATCTTGACCTTGTTCTAACCTGTCTGCGCAATTGTTACAGAATCTATATTCTTTCCTTACCGGCTTTCCGCATGATTCGCATTTACCAGTTGCCCGCTCATCTTTTCTTTTTTCTTCTTGTCTTACTATTTGTTCAGTTTCATCATTTTGGGCTTTCTTTTTATTACTTTTTACTTTTAAAATTTCATTTAGTTCTTTTCCACTACTAAAACGACTTTCTGTTTCTATTCCTTGAGAATCTATTATTTCTACTATAATATCATTATTAAAGGGATCAACTGAAATACTCTGAACCATACCTTCAATAGGATTCGTAACTGTACTGTAGATACTTTCTACTATATCCCTTATTTTAACTGCTATTCGTGCTTTATTACTTAGTCTACCGGGGCGTCCAACGGAAAATTCGTCTAAAGCGTGGGACGTTCTATCGTCTTCAGTTGTTGTAGGACTTTTACCTTGCTTGATAAAATACCAAACTGTTCTAAGGTCTGCATATTCTACTTGGTAACCTTGTTTCTCTAGCCATTCTTTTAGTTCATTTGCTGATCCTATTTCTTTTACTTCATTCCATTTATCTGTTATTATTCCATACCATAGTTCATCGTAATCTATTGTTTTTAAAATTTTTCCAGTTCGTTTTATTGCTACCTGACTATGCCCAGTTTCATTCAGGTATTCTCTTATAAATGAAGCTAATTCTTCTGCTCCTTCTTCTTCCCTCTCATCCAAGAATTCTGCGATAATACTTAAAGCATTTGAATTCTGTTCTTCTAGCGCTTGACCCCCTAAAATATCCTTGAGTTGCCCAGAAACAGACCATCCCTGTCTTGAATTTAAGATCTCTACAAGATCTCCCCCTCTTTCTACGGAACCTCTAAAAATATGCTCTGTATTTTCTTGCTCATCCTCCGGCAACTCTGCTTCTAATTCTTTTATTCCTTTTACATCAAAATTATATTCTTTTTTATCCATCGATAAAACCTTGCCTTTAATGGCAAGGTTACCATCTTGGTATTCAAGGGCGGCAAAGAGGTATTTTTTCTTTGGAAATGATTCAAAACCAACTTGGTATACAAATCTTCCGTTTAAAATGTTATCTGGGTTGTTTAAGAGGGCGGCTTGTTTTTCAGATTTTTCTTCGACTTTTACTATTGATGGGTTTTCTATTCCTACAGCTTTTAATTGTTCTTTTAAACGTCCTACGCATTTTTTGTCTAACTCTTTCATATCTAACAAGTTACTTGGTTTTTCTCTAAAGTCAGTTATTTGCCCTGGAAAGGTAGGTATGTAATCAACACTTGCTTTCCGCTCATTCTTTCCATATAACTTATTCATTATACCATCTTTTATAACTATTGGGTTCAATTGAATACCTCCTTTCCTTGTTTTTTACTGTTTATCTTTGGTAGGTTATTTTCTGCTTTCATTATTGCCCTATTTTTTAGTAAACTATCTAGATTTATAGTAAAACATTCGTGACAAAAATCAAATTTAACTATATAAAATCTAACAGGATAACAAAAATCAGGAATTTCACGTCCACAATTATCGCACTTAATTATCAGCATTTTTACTTACCCTCTTTTTGCCATAACCCTTTGAACAGCCTTATCAACTTCAGTTGTAGCATTCCGATAGATGACCCCATCTTTTGCATACCATACATCGCCTTGATTATCCTCGTAAACTCCAAATCCGTGTTCTACCATATCGGAAACTCTAGGTTGGTCTGCTTTCTTTTCTACTGTTACTTTTGGTTGGATTTCTTGAACTTTAATTGAATTTAAAAATATTGGAACCTTTCCTGCTTCAACCACACTTTCTATTTGGTTCATCTTTTATTCCTCCCTCTAAGCCTGTTTAACTATACATCCCTTCAATATAGATAATAGTATAACCTACTAAAATTATTTACATTTTGTTACACTCCACTTATTTTGTCTATTAAAAGTGTTAATCCATCATATAGCTCTCTTACCTTCTTTTTTATTTGTTTTACTTCTTTTCCATTTAAACTTTGCGGACCACTTAAATCTTTCCCGTAATCACTTTTTGATAGTTCATAGTTTGATTCATATGCAGTCTCTTCTAGTGCTCGTAATAGTTCAAGTATCCGACTAATTCGAGCATTTTGGATAACAAGTTTGTTGGTCATAGAATTTCTTTCCTTTCTTTCGGAATGCTAAATAAACCCGTTCTTCTTGTCCCTACCCCAGCTACCATTGTTCTTCCTTCAAAACGTCTTGGTCTTTTTCTATTTCCAGGCATCAAAGAGTCCGCCATATGATAACAAACTCCGGCTACGCAATCACTTAAATCTTTTGTTGATGTCCTTGGTTTCGATACCTCGTTTCCTTTCTTTAACTCTAATCGTCTACATTCATTTAAAAATCCTTTATGATTGTAGTAGTCTAGTCTTCCTTCGTACATCATAGTTTTCATGGTCATGTACGCATCTATTTGGATGCTTAACACTTCAGCGGTTATTCCTTTGTTAGTAAGTATTTGAATGCTATCAACCGACTGGAAATGATCAAATGAACACTTTTCTATATGAAATCCCTTGCCTTTAAAGTATAAAATAAAATCTCTTACTTCATCAAATTGTATTTCTCTAGTGGGGGATGCTTTAAATCTTGTCATTAAATCTATGTATCCTACAGGTAATTCGTCTTCCCCTTTTCTTATTACTGTTTTTATATGGCCCATAGCAAAGCCACACCTGCACCCCATACCATCTTCCCCGCCAGTTGCTAAGTCTACGTGAATAAAATATCTTGCATTGGGATTTGCGGAAAAGTGTTTTAATCTTGCCAATTGTTCTCTTGGACTTTCTGGAGTTTGGTTTCCCTGATCATCTACTAATTCTGGTAAAGGGTCTTCCCTATTAACATTTACGTGACCTGTTACCCTTTCGTATTCTTCAAAAAAGGGTTCCAAAACTAAACTTGGTATAGCTCCAAAGTCTCTGTATGCTCTCATTGGTGCTTTGTCAAAATCTGACTTTAATTCTATTGGAATGTCGTCATATATTCCATATTTAAAAACCTGTCCAGAAGGATACGTACCCGGCATTTGTGAGCGCCAAGTAGGCCTTCTCTTAAAAAATATCTCATTATTTGTTTCTGATTCTTTTCCTTTTCGTTCTATAAAGTCATCAGTATACCTTGGCGAACTTATCATAATCAATAACCAATCTTCAATAAACCTACTTTTGCTACTTCTTTGAAGGTTATAATAAATTTCTTCTGCTACATCATGCCCCTCTGTCTCTGTATACCATGCTGCTTCATCTACAACTCCAACTATTATATCGTAACCAGCCGGGGCTGTTTCTTTACTACTACCTGGAATTACATATATGTCTTTGGGGAATCTTAAAACACTTTTTATATCAGGATCGGGCTCAAAGTTATGTTTCTTAAACCACTTACATTGCGCTACTCTGGCACTTATTTGTCCGAATACAATATCTTTTGCCTGTGTTCCAGTTAAACTCATGTTCATTATTGCTATTTTTGAGCCCGGTGATAGATTTGAAAAATATTTTTGTGGATTCTTTAAGCGCAAGAGTCTATATACTAAATAAGTTACTATAATACTACTTTTGTAACTCTTTCCGCTTCCTTTTCCCTCATCAAAAACTATTTCGTGGTACTTCATTTTTCCTCTTTCATCAAATTGAAATATAGAAATTAAGTCTTCTAAAACAGCCGGACGGGTAGTAGATGAAGCATCTAAGTAATCTTTACTATTAACAAAGGTTTGTATATCTACAGAGGGCTCAATATAAGGGGAACTATCAACGCCTATCTCCTGTATCGCATTGCTTAAAGTATTTTGTATTATATCGTTAATTAGTAGTTTTGGTTTTTGCATATCTATCCCTAGCTGACATTGGCGGATTGTCTTCTAACGGAATCAATTCTGTTCCGCCACAGTTTGGGCACGTAAATCCAAAGTTTTCTTTTCCAGAATCTTTTTTGTAGCCTTCGTTAATAGCATAACCACAACCTATACACTCATAGCTTTCTTCACTGTATCCGGAACCGGCTGCTGGACCTGGTTGAAGCCATTGAGGAATTCTATTTACTTGGCTTGTTCTATCAGTTGCAATATCGTTTAGTGCTCTATCCGGTTTTCCGTCAGTATTTCCCATTTCGCTTGACCAACCAGCTTCGCCTACATTTTCTTTATAATCAGGTCGCAACTGTCGTTTCCATTTCCGTTGTCTTTTCATTTCGCTATTCAAGTCTTCTAAGGTATGGTCTTTTAGTTCTACTGTATCTCCTTCTCTTGCTTTTCTATTGTTTAGTTTCATACCCTTACCTCTTCTTGTAACCGTTTCAAAATTTTAATCTGTAAACTAGGGTCAACTACCTCCTGCTTAATTACATTAACTACCTGAACTAAAAATAGGCTCAAATTTTCTACGGTAATAACATATTTTTCACCGGTTTCCATCCGATTTTTTCTTTCCACGAGCCTTGAAATTGTGTCAACCAATCTTATTATGCTTAAATCTACTTTTCCAGTATCAGTATTTTCCCAACCTTCATCTGTATCAATTCTTTGACTTAACAAAGTTCTAATTAAGTGTATTTCTGAGTCTATTTTTTTGATATCGGAGTCTTCTAAAAATGTTTGATAGCGCTCGTAAATTTCTGGCTTTTTCCTCAAAAATTTTGAATAGAGTCCGCCAGCCGTTTTGGGCGCGCCGCCGCCCCCATGGAAGACACAGTGACCTTCACCTACGTGATCTGTGCTCTTTCCAGCTTTGTTTTCACAAATGTCTACGAAGGGTGCTTCTTCAGTCTTGCTTGGATATCCACAAAGTTTGTAGCCCTTTTCGTCTTCTAGTTTCGTTATCATAGCGTCTAATTGCTCTATTGGAAGATCACTTTTTGTCCTCATACCTTTTCAACTCCTTGATACTGCTTGTTAAAGTAAGTTTTATTACGTTCCTTCAATGCGGCCCACCAAGAAATATTTTGCTGGTACCAATCTACAGTTGCTTTCATTGCATCTTCAAAGTTATGTTTTGGGCACCATCCTAATTCTCTTATCTTGTCGCAGTTAATTGAATACCTAAAGTCATGCGCAACTCTATCCTTTACAAATGTAACAAGACTTTTTGGCTTATCTAAAATCCTTAAAATGAGTTCAACGATATCCAAATTTGTTCGTTCATTGTTACCACCTATGTTGTAGATTTCCCCAACCTTTCCTTTATGCAAAACTAAATCAATTGCTTCACAGTTATCTTCAACGTAGAGCCAATCCCTAACATTTAAGCCATTGCCATACACTGGAAGAACATTACCTGTTATCGCATTTGTTACACATAACGGAATAAACTTCTCCGGAAACTGGTATGGTCCATAATTATTGCTACTTCTAGTTATTACTACTTTTGTTCCAAACGTTTTAAAGAAAGAAAGAGCAAGCAGATCTCCACATGCCTTGCTTGCAGAATAAGGTGACGTAGGATTAAGCTTAGCACCTTCATTAAAACTGCCTTCTGATATACTAGCATATACCTCGTCAGTTGACACTTGGAGAACTAAGGTCCCATTGTTTCTTGCATATTCTAACAAGGTATACACACCATTGATGTTTGTCGTAACAAACTCATCTGCTTGTAAGATACTTTTGTCCACATGTGTCTCAGCAGCAAGGTTAACGATTACATCACAGCCTTTAGCAGCATTCTCTACATCCGTTTTACTTCTTATGTCACCCAAGACAAACTTGTAACGTACTGTAAAGTCCACATCTTTTAAGTTCTCAAGGTTTCCAGCGTATGTAAGTTTGTCCAGCACTACAACGCCATAACTTGGATACTTTTTGATTACATGCTTTACAAAGTTTGAGCCAATGAAACCCGCGCCACCTGCAACGAGTATGTTCATACCTACCGTCCTATCAATTGAGCTTGTTTATCACGTAAAATCTTTAAGTCATCTTTAGTCTTCTTCTTTCCATTTCCTAGTCTTGTCGATGGCAACCTACCTTCTTTTTTTCGCTTTTCTATATGTTCTTTTTCCATTGCCATTCCCTGCTCTATTTCTGATTCACTTCGCCATCCTTCTGCTTGAATTTCTTCTATTTTTTCTGCTTCTTTTGCTATTTTTATATTTTCCGATGGCCACCCGCCGCCTTTAAAAATTATTCCTGTTGTAAATAGTCTACCCATTCGTTCATTACAATTTGGACAAGTAGGATGTAAGTGTTCTTCATCTATTCCATAGCTTATAGTTTTACTTGTTTTACAGTTATAACATTTATAATCGTAAATCATTTTTTAGGTTCCTCCTTTTCTTCTAATAACTTCCAAGCAGATACCTGTCCCCAACGATTTATAGTTATCGTCGCTTTACCCCCTTTTGTTAATCCTAGAACTATTTTTGCCTGCTCTGAGGTCATGCCTATAAAATTTATGTATCTAGTTAATGGAATATATTCTTTTCTCCCTTCTCTTTCATTCCAAATTACTTGAATATCGCTTGGAACTTCTGTTATTGGCTGTATATCCTTTCCATCATATTCCGTTAAAACTTTCCAAGCGTCTGTGGTCTGTCCTCTACTCCAACTTGAGTATCTATAATCGGGTATTACTATTTTAGTCGCTACCCTTTTACTTTCTTTAATATAATTTTCCCAGATTCCTCTTACATCTTCTATAGACATTTCCTTTGTGTCTGCTACTAAATTAATTGCCCTATCTAGGTCAAATCCGCGTTGTAATAACCTTTCAATTTGAGATGCTAATTCTGATTTACCTTCCCTCTTTCCTATAAACCCAACGACATCCCCTTTCGTCAATTCATTCCGTTTAAACCAACCTATATTCCCCTCTATTACAAGTTCAGTTCCTTCTGGAGCATTACTATAGCCTATCTCTGGTTCCATGCTAGCAACCTTCAAAATCCGGTTATTTTGGTCTATAAAAGCTATGTCAATAGGAAATGTAACCCCTTTCATATGAAATGTTCCTCGAGTTACTTTAAATACCATTACTGCATTTTGAAAGTCTTCTTTGTTTACGCCTATTAAGCCCTGTGTTATTTCTTCATCGGTATTTGCATATAAAATTTTTATTCCATTTATTACTTTACTAGCAAACCTATCAAGAGGTTTGCCACGTTGTGCTTTTTTCATCATTTCAGTATTAACGTAGTCATTTGCTTCGATATAAGTAGAAAAGTTAACAGCTAACGGCATGTCAGTTTCTTGAGTCATTAAATCTACAGTATAAACGGTATAACCCTCTTTTCGGTAAATATCATAAGTTTTATAAACACCTGGAACTTTAGATTTATGTGAACTAACAAATGTGCCTAATTTTGGATCGTCCTTAAATCTTTCCCCTATTTTGTAGATTTGAACTTCGGGTATAGACTTAGGTAAGTTTCTTGGTAATGTGGTTTGTCCTAATATTTCTTTTATTTTTGGTATTTCTTCTACAGTATCTATTTTCTTTAATTCCTTTAAAAGTTGTAAGTAGTTCCACCGCTCTAAAAATTTATAGACAATGTTTTCTGGTAACCAGTTCTTTGATGGGACTTCGCCATTTTCTAGTTTTGTATCAAATGCTTTTAATCTTTCTCTGTGAATGGTTTCGTAGTTATTAGTTAGTAACTTTAAATCGGTATTTATTTCTTTTAGTTTTCCTCTAAGTTTCTCTTTTATTCTTTCTTTTTCTTCACTATCTAATCTCATTACCACTTTTTTTATTTTTTCGTAATCAACTACATCTCGCCATAGTTCCCCTTTGTCTAAATCTATTTTCCTAGCCCAAGATACTGCGCTATCAACTACGCCTTCAAAGTCTGATACGTCAACTTTTGAAGGCGTTTTTATCCAAACGTCATTTTTTATGTCGTATATTGCATCCGCTACGTCTTCATCTAATTCATCACTTCTAAAAAAGTAGTTTATTGGATGTTTCGTTTCCCCCAATGTTTTTCCATTTAATTGTTCGTTAGCTATTTCTCTTAACAATTTCATTATTTCTTCTTCAAATAAATCTAGTCTTCTTTCTTTTTCTATAAATTTTTCAGTGTTAATTATGCAAGTTATGTCAATATCGCTTTCTTCTTCCCATTGATATGTCGCAGAACTACCTATAAAAAAAATATTTGTTATCCAGTCTTCAAAGTAAACCAACCCATTATTACTTAAAGTCAAATATAAATAATCTAAAATTTGTTCTTTTACTTCTTCTCTTAAAGTAAATCTTTCTTCGGATAAATCCCAAATCTTTTCATCTAAAGTTTCTCTGGGATAATCTAAAACTCCCGCTTGTTTAAGCATACCTATACCTCAATTTCCCATCTTGGAATAAAGGTTTCTGGCAACACTTTAACTTTCTTTACTCTAGACTTGATTAAGCCCTTAATGGTTGAATCAGTACTATCAAATCCAAAAAAGTAACTCTCTATTCCGCCTTCAAGTCTCTTTGGTCTTTTAATCCTATATGAATAAGGTTCAAGCATTAACGTTCTCGGTGTATTGTCTAATCGCGTATAATCCGCGCGAACGATGTGCAAATTTCTGCCCGCCCAGGATACACCTTTCCATTTGCTTAAATACTTTGGTATTGGTGTCGGAAGTTCTTCTCCAACCTCTTTTTCTGCAAACTCTTCTGGTAAAGGGATTTCTCCAAGTCGTTGAACAGGTTGCTGAACAGTAGGAGTAGTAGGTTGAATAGGTTGTTGTACTGTAGGGATTGGAGCAATAGGAGTAGTTTGAGCAATGCGATTGCTAAGTTTTCCTTTTCTCCTACTTAAAAGTTGTTCTATTAAAATTCCTGTTTTCTCTATATTTCCTTGTAACATTGCTTTGTTTAGTTCTACTGCTATTTTTTGCGCCCCAGTTTCTGTAGGTTGACTTTCCCATTGTTGTAGCATAGTAGTAAATTTATCTTTATTATTTTCAAATGCGTATTGAAAAGAGTCTTCTAAATGAATTCCTGTTTCTGGATGCGTCCCAGATTTTACATCGTTGATGTATTTTTTGATTCTTTCAATTTTTTCATTTATGTAACCCCAATCAGCCCAAGATTTAGTTAGTTCTCTAAAAATATCTCCAGTTCCTTCAAGGACGTACCTGTACGAACTACCCTTAGTCCAATCACCATGAATAATTTTTTCTTGATTACTATCTTGATAGTTGAAGAGGTTTTCTTTTGAGCCTTTTCTATTGCTTAGCTTACTATACCTTTGCTCTATATCTCCTTCAGATTGGGGCCATAGTCTTCCGCCACATCTTGGACAAGGGTAACTTATTCTCATTTCAGTCCATTTCCTATCATCACCTACGACTGTTCTTTCACTATAAACTTGACGACAGGTATCGCATTCGTATCTAAAATTCCTAGCCATAGTATCTACTGTTGCTGGAGGGGTAAAATGAGCGCTATAGTCTTGAGGACTCTTCTCTGTTGTTCCGCTATTTCCTACGTTTGTTCCTTCATATTGTTGCCAAGACATATCACTTAGGTTGCTTTTTTTGACAAACGAATAGTTCTTCAATATGTTAAAACCTTTTCCATACTCTCCCCTACTAAAAAAGTAAGAAACGTCTTGGGCAACGTCAGGTTTGTTACCACCTAAATCGTAGTTATACATTTTACCTTCTCTTGAAAGTATTGTGACGTATATGGGTGATTCTGATATCACCTGCCATGCTTTACCTTTATTTGATAAACGCATTTCCTGGTTTACTTTTTCTCGCCATTCCCATAAGTCCTCTATTTCTCGTCCAAAGGCACGAGGCCATTTAGTTTCTACTCCAAGAAGATAACGTAAAAGGTCCTTATGAATAAATCCTACAATTTTATCAATAACAATAAACTTATTTGTACCAGTAGTTCCGTACCCTTCCTCAACTAAGGTCATTACTTTATTAAATATTGCTGTATAGTATGGGTCAAAAAATGGATCTTTCTCACTTAAATAGCCAGAATCTAACATCCTATTACCCAAAAGCTGTTCTAAATAAGAAAGAACTTCATCGTTTAGCTCATCATCATATAAACCTTTAGAAGCAAATTCGTAAGACCTTTTTAACTTACCTAGTCCATATTGTCCTTTCTTATTACTTAACATTTTTTCCGTGTTTTCCATTTTTTACCCTTATAATTTCGTGAACAATCCCATACTTTTTAGCCTCCAAACTAGAAAAATATTTGTTGCGGTCAGTGTCTTTTTTAATTCGTTCTAGTTTTTGTCCAGTTCGTTCAACAAGTATTTCCTGTATTCGAGTTTTTAAAACGCCTATTTCACAAGCTTCTACCTCTAGTTTTGAAGCATCCTCTCGCTCAGATGTCCACCTCCACGGCTCGTGAATAAAGATTCTACTATTTGGGTAAACATACCTTTTTTCACCGGCTACAAACACAATGACTGCTATCGATGCTACTAAACCCATTCCTACGGTTACTACTGGAGATTTAAGTGACCTTATTACATCGTACAACGCTAGTCCCGTATAAACGTCCCCGCCAGCAGAATCTATGTAAAGCGTTATAGTAGAATGACTTATACTATCTAAAATAAAAAGAGAGGTAATAATATCCGTGGTTTCATCGAATATATTACTGTTTTCTGATTGTATTTCTCCTTTCAAATATAAAATTCGGTTATTAAATAAAAAAGACTCTTTGTCAATACGTACTTGTGGATAAACTTTTTGATTATTACTTTCTGCCATTGATTATAATCCTCTCATATAGATAATAGTGCAACCTACCTATTTTATTTGTCCCTGCCGAACTCTTCTTTCAAGCAGCCTTTTATCCTACTTAGTATACGACTAATTGTAGACTGTGATTTACCTACTTTTTTTCCTACTTCTTCTTGAGTACAACCATTGTGGTGATGTAAACAAAAGATAATATTCTCAACTTCAGAAAAAGTAACCTTTACATAAGTTACTATTGTTTCCCAATCCTCTAAAGGGTATGGGATAGAATTCGAAACTCTTTCTTCTTCAAAAGTAAGTTTTCGAGATAACCTTGCCCTGTCATCTTCGTTTTCAAAACGCCATTCGCTATAATTTGGGTCATGCAATGGGACTTGTCGTCCATTTTGTTTATCTTGTTGGACAACCCTATAGTATGCATACCAAGTTAATTTTTTTGTAATGTAGTGAGAAAAGAAAATAGGGTGGGTATAGGTTCCTTGAAACTTTATTGGATTAAACTCTCTTACTAAAATAAAAAACTGGCTTTTTAGTTCGCAAACCCAGTCATCCCAACAGCATAATGGTAAACAGTACTTTTTTGCTATTTTTATAATTAAATATTCATAAGCCTTTAAAAGCGCTAAAGTTGATTCTTCATCTCCCTCAATAGTTTTTTTTACTAGTTCGTTTATTCTTTCGTATTCTTCTTTAGTTTCCATAAAAAAAAGAGCAGGTTTTGTCTTAAATCTGCTCTTTTAGGATAGTCCTTATCCAAGAGTAAATTAAATTATTTTCTTGTACCAGACTTCTCTACTCTTACTTCTTTCACCTCCCCATCTTTTTGACTGATTACAATATCCGAATAAGGTAATGCTTCTCTATATATCGTACACGCTTTACATTCCCAGTCTTTCTCTGAACAATCTAATCCACTTAAAAGCCCTTTACTAACTATTTCATTCTTTTTTTCCTTCCTTTCCAACTTTTCCATCTTTTAAAGGTTCCTCCTTCTCTGTAGGTATAGTCTTTTCTTTTAATTCTTCTATTTTTAGTTCTTCTAACATCTGAATTGCTGAAAAATCTAAACAGCTTAAAAGTTCTTTATTTCCTATTCTAAACCTTGTTCCGCATGATATTCCTAGCATATTATTTTTTATTAGCCGTACTATCTCAGCTCGTTCTAAATCCGTCTGTAACAACGCACTTATTAATCTTCCTATACAGTTTAATAATGCAGTAACGCAATGACCTGATTTACCTAAATCAAGTCTAACTTCCATTAAATCTTCTTTTTCTTTTCCATCTTTGTTCAAAGTAAGGTATAAAGAACCGCAATCCATCTTAGCTTTTGTTGTTGTACCTTTTAGTATCTCAGGTCGTTTCCGTAGTGGCATATTCTCCCCTCCTCATTAAGTCTTCTTTCATTTCTTTTAGTCCTTCTATAGCTGTTAAAACCTTTATTTCTGGTAACAAAGCTTTTACGTATTCTGCTTTTAGTCCTCCTTTTAATGGTCTCTTTGCTAGCTGACCTAGTTCTGCTGTAGTTACTAGTTTAATCAAACTCTTATCTAAACCAAAAACATTACAAATCTCAGCAGCAAATTCAACCCTATCAAATTTTGTTGCTCCATTAACATGTACAAGTCCGTGTATTTCTTTTCCTACCAAACCTTTTACCACTTCCGCTAAGTTAGGAGCATAGGTTGGACATCCTATTTGGTCTATAGGAACTTTTAATTCTTGTTTTTTTCCTACTGTATTCAAAACTTTGTAAACGAAGTTCTTCTTCTGTAACTCCCAACCAAACACTCCAGTCGTTCTAACAATCAAAGAGTTTTTGCGACCAAGGAGTAACAGCTCCCCGCAAAGTTTTGCTATCCCATAGTAGTTAATAGGATTAGGTACCGATTGTTCTGCGTAGACATCTTTTGTTCCATCGAAAACATAGTCAGTAGAAAAATGGACTATGTAGGAAGTTGAAGATATATGCAGTAGGTTCTGTAACCCCCTAACATTCACAGCCCAGCACAAATCTTTGTCTGTTTCACATTTATCTACATTTGCAAAGGCTGTAGCATTTATGATTATAGCTGGACTTACTTTTTCTACCAGCCTTCTTACCTGCGTAAAATCAGTTATATCACATTCCCAGTGGTTGTACTCTCCAGGGCTATAAACCTTGTGATATGTTCCATGTACTTCGTACTTTTCATCTTTTTTAAACTCTTCTACTAAAGCTCCCCCTACCAACCCTGTTGCTCCTAAAATTAAGACTTTTTTCTCATTCATAATTTACTATCCTTTTCATCCTACCTCTACTACTTAGTTCATCCAACAATACCCGATTGTTCCTTCTCTCCCTACAATTATTATGAAACCAACAAGTCTTATCTCTTGTTACCAATTTCTTCTCGCACCATAAGCAAAGCCGTCGATATATTTTATTTGCCGCCAAAATACTCCTCCATAAATGTGTTTGGAAATCGTACACTTATACTATCGTTAAACCTATGTTCGTAATGAATTCCTTTTTCATTCTCTGACAATCCTTTCTCCACCCCTTTAAAATCAAATTCTTTCCATTCTTGCGCATTCAGCTTTTGCGCCCCTCTAAGCCATTCTTCAAACGCTTCATTTCCTAACTCTCTATTCAAATACCAAGAGAACAGTAGATGAATTTTATCTAACTTTAGTCTTTCTTCGTCACTCATCTTTAAACAGCTCATTCCATCTAAACTTTCTAGTTCAGCTCTTACTTTTTTATCTATTAAATCATTGTCCTCACAAAAGTTGTATATCTCAGTATCTGCAAATGGGTAAAAAGTTGACACCCTAATCATATCTGGTTGTATCTCGGCACAAAACCTAACTGTCTCCAGCCACTCAGTTTCAGTTTCTGTTGGCAGCCCAACCATGATATAAGCGCCACTCATTATCCCAGATTTTCGGCATATCTCAAATGCCTGTTTTATCCTTTCATTGTTCATAGGTCTATGCAAAACTTCCTTCCTTATTCTCTCACTACCACACTCTACCCCAAATCTTACGTTTATACATCCACCATCCTTTAGAATCTTGGCTACTTCTTCATCAAATACCATTGGATTCGTATTACAGTTAAAAGGAAGGTCTATTTCTTTCTTATAGTCTTTCAGTAGCTGCCTTAACCGCTTTTTGTTTAACGTAAAACTATCATCCACAAAAGCCAAACGGGTTACGTTACCTATTTGGGCTATCATATCTTTGATTTCTCCGATTACCTGGTCAATAGTTTTAAACCTAATGTAGTTACCACTTTTTCGTCCCAAATCCTTTTTATACCGATTATGCAAACTAAGATTCACACAATAGGTACATTGATATGGACAACCCCTTCCAGCGATAATGGTTATTTCCCCATTTTTTAACTCGCAAAGTTTTTTCATATCAAAGATGCTAAAATCTTCCTTAGGTAGTTCTTCTAAGTTTACAAAAGGTCTAACTCTATTTTTTACTATTCCGCCCAAAGTTTTAACCCACAAGTTTTGTATCATCATTATCTCATTTGTCCTTCCACCTCTGTGCAACACGTTTGCTAAATCTACTATTGCTCCTTCACCTTCACCTATACAAACTGAATCAACGCCTACCAGGTCTATAACGCTCTGTGGATCTTGTGATACATGGGGTCCGCCACAGATTACATGCGCTTTAGTACTTTGAGCTATCTCCTCTATAACTCCTTTTATGTGCCAAAATTGCGTTGTCAGTAACGAAAATGCTACTATGTCTGGTTTGTATTCTTCAATATCTTTTTTTATCCTCCCTACGTCACAAGAGTAACTGAGTTTATCAGCAATATGTAGCAGTTTTGTATCGTGTCCTGCCTTTCGTAATACCCCTGATAATGCACTTATACCGTGACTTACACCTAATACCGAGTTATGATTCAAATAAATGAACAGTACTTTCATATCCAAATAGAGTTAGTTCTATTTGGATAGTCCTTATCCCAAACCTTACTATTTTAACCACCCCCTTTTTAGGTTATCAAAAATCAGGTGCTCCACCTATACTAGTATTTCTACTAATATAGAATGTACATTGTGGATGCGAACAATAAAATATTTCCCAATTTGTTTCGCCGTAATCCTTAGTACCAAAATCATAAAGAATCTTTGCTTTCCTCATTCGCAGTCCGCAATGTCTTTTGAAAAATAGTCTTCTACACCGTTTTATGTATATTGGTAGTCCAAAAAAATTCCCATATTTATCCTTAATTCTTTCTAAAAGACTAGTTGGAATTTCTTTTGTCATTTGTCTTTTGGTATACCTTCTAAAGTTATCATGTTAGTTGGAAACGGATGGATTGACCGTACTTTAAATTTGCATCCTTTTATCTCTACTATTTCTTCTAATGTAAAAGGAACAAAGTTTTCTACTTCTTCTTTCTTTAGAAAACTGTTTTTGATTGCGTTTGTTATGTCATAAATTCTTCCGGTATCGGAGTTCATACCTCTACCCCCTGCTTCTTCTTTTCTTGTTGTATTGGATTTAACAAGTTATAACAATCCGGTTGAGTACACCATATCTTGCCACCGTCTTTCATTCTCTCTACCTTAACCTTTACGCACATAAAAATATGCCCTAAAACAGGGCCCATATGTCCTGTACACCAACCTGTATCTCTTACGGTTTCTTTAGTTATTTCTACTTTATCAGGTTTCTTACAAACTCGCCATTCCCATTCAATATCAACCGGTGGATACAACTCTTTTGCATGTTCTGGTTCCATCCAATACCTACTTTCTCTTTCTTCTTCTTGTTGAAACTCCCTGCTTACTGTCATAGAAGTTCCAAGAGGACAACCTTGTGGCCCAATATGGTAAGCAAATGCCCATAAACAAATAGCAAGGAAAAATCCGTTGTACTTTACCCAGTTGCAACCTAATGCATCATTTAAAGCAAAGTTTCGTGCCTTATCCGGAAACCTGAATCCTGACTTAACCAGTTTCGGCATCATACACCAACAGCCACCCCAAAGATACGTGCATTCTAATACCCACAACTCTTTACCGCCTTCAAATCTATCGTAACTCCTCCAGTTTTCTGGGTTGTCCGTTCCTTCCATTCCTCTGCTAGCCCCTCCAGAACAACAGTTTGCTCTGGGACCTACCATACCAGCACCTGACATATGTCCACAGCGTACCAGTTCGTCTATACAGTATTCTTCCATTAAAACATCGTTGTCCAACACCACTACTGTATCAAATTTAGCGATATCCAAACCTTGGTTTACTGCCCTTAGTTTTCCTTCCCTTGTTTCGTTTAGGATACATCTTAAGTTCCCCTTTCCTTCTTCTTCTTTTAGCCATTCCCGTGTTCCATCTAAAGACAAATTGTCTATTACTATTATCTCAAACTGTAGATGAGTATTCTGTCTTACTGATTCTATCGTTCGCTTTGTTAACTCTAACCTATTGAGTGTTACTATAATTACTGATATCATTTTCACTACTCCTTTATGCCTTTAAACTTTCTGCAAATTGTACCATCCGGAACCCAAATTTTCAATCCTAGACTACGTCTTGTATTATTTAGACTTGTTCGTTCATTCTGAATATGGTTATACAAAGCCCAAAGTTCATCCTGTTCTGGGCCAGTACCCCATTTCTGACGATACTTATGCCAAGCATGCCCCATTTCATGGTTCCCATGTCCAGTAATACTTTGTGTAACTGCTCCAAAATGATAAAACAATACATTCTGATATGTTACGCATACCAATCCCGCTAAAGTACAACGCCTTAGATAGTCAGCGTCCTCACATCCGCCAGGACTATACCACTCGTCAAACTCTCCGATATACTTAAAGGTCTCTTTTTTCATCATCATAAAACAACCGTGCATACCCCATCTAAAAGTGTCCGCTACTAACCCACCCCATTTTTCTTTAAACTCTGTTGGGTTCATCTGCGGTAAGCATATTGGGTCATCATCAAAGTAGCCATTACCACATAACTGAGGTGATGCTACCCCTACTTCCGAATGGGCATCTAAAAATTTAGTCATCTTTGGTAACCAGTCTTTGTCTGGTGGAAAAACTATGTCGTTGTTGATTACAAACAAATATTCTCCCCTTCCGGCTCTGCAACCTTGGTTCCAGGCCCTTGTTGCACCTATATTTTCTTTGTTTACTACTACTGTCTTATACCCTATCCCAGGAAATTCAGAAAAGATGTCTTTGCTTCCATCAGTACTTCCATTGTCTACTAAAATTATTTCGTAGTCTTCTGAATTCGTACTTTCTACTAAACTTTGTAAACATTGTCTTGTATAACCAATTTGATTATATACTGCCATTATAATACTTACCATTTTTACTCTCCTTTTTCTTTATCTACCAATCCATACTCCTTTTCATTCTCCTCTCCTCATTCCTTGGGTTCCATCTGCTACTACTGGTTTCTCCATACTCTTAATAAAATCTTTCATAGTAGTATATGGTGCAACTTTAACTGTGACTTTTTCTAATTTCAATAATTGTTTGTAGAAATATTTTACATCTTGCCATAAATAATTATTTATCCTCTCCTTTTCTATAATCAAAAAAATTAACTCCCTACGACTTAAAAGTTCAAAATATTTCTTTAGTTCCCCAACAGTCATTCCAAGTATACTTTCCCTTTTTTTAAAGCATTTCTTCATCTTATCCCTTTTAAGTAGCAGGGGTGAGATTTGAACTCACGACCTACTGGTTATGGGCCAGCTGCGCTACCCCGCAATTTTCATTTGTATTGGTTCCGTTAAATCTATCCTATGCAAAAATGTTAGCCCACAACAGTTTGGCCAGTGTTCTATCTTCCACCCATTAGCAGTATCCACAAAATGGGTATGCCAATCATAATTCCTGTCTAACAAATCTTCCAGACCTGAATATACCCCTAAATGTAACATTGAAGCATCATGCAACATTATCAAGTTATTCTCTGATAGGAACGGAGTGTAAGTTACAATTTCAGTTTTTGTATGCCCCCTTTCATGGTCAGTATCTATAAAAAGAATATCTATTTTATCAGGTAAGTTATTTTCTTTCAGAAAAGAACTTAGTTTGGTTTTACCAAACTCAACATCTTCCGCTCTAATACAAAAATAGGGAATAGTAATAGTATCAGTAACAATAGTTGGGTCCCTGAATACGTAACTCCTATCGTCTATGTCAATACTAACTAATGGACACCCAACTATTTGAGCCCCCCTAATAAATGAATGGGTACTCTTCCCATGACCTGTACCTAACTCTACAATCAATTTAGATTTTCTTTCAAGAACCGTATCAAATATTAACATCAAATGTTCCATCATCTCACTTATTATTTTTGATTTTTCAGTTATTTCTTCTCTATATTTTTTTATTAGTTCTTCCATCTATTCTCCTTTAAAATCTGTTCTAATGAATTCCTTTACCCTAAACCCCCTATTCCGCAAAGAGGTATTCTTAAATAATAGTTGGGCAACAAGAGAACTTTCATTAGTAGTATTTTCCGGCAAACCAAACACATATTCTTCCCTCCAATACCCAGATCCACTTGTTCTTTCTAGCCTATACATCCTATTCTCTAATTTTATTAAATCACAAAATACAACATCGTTAACATATTCTTCATTCCAAGATACGCTACTTAGTTGGCACATATCCCCACTTTTGCACAAATCGTTCTGTACTCTTTTTTACATGCCCTTCCATTTCACTTTCAAACTGCTTTACCGTTAAAGACCCAAAATGATGAACAAATACTGTTCCTGAGGCTCTCGACTTATATCCAGCTAAGTTTTCTACTCTATGCGTAAAATCACTATCCTCCCTATGTACTTCGTATCTCTCGTCAAATAAACCGTTCTCTCCAAATTTGTCTACTAACTTTAATTTTTCCATTACTTCCTTTTTTATTATCCATGACGAAGCGGAAACATGCTCTGTCTCCCAGTTTTTGAACTTATTATACCATTCATCGTTCCATTTGTCGAAGTCTACGTATCCTTTTAAAAGCATTTCGCTCATTCTTCCGTAGTCTTTATCACTGTACATCTGTTCAAACAAGGGTTGACAAAGCTGTCTCGGCATTCCCATCATATCATACATTTCCTTTAACATAAATGGATGCTGCTGAAACTCTGTTGCTGATATTACCCCTAGATTTGAGTCACTGGCCAGTTTTTCCGTTAACCTTTTTAGATAATGATTTGGTACTATTACATCATTACCAACTATTGCTATATATTTTCCTTTTGATTGTTTTATTCCGGCATTCCAACACTTTGATGGCCCTACTCTACTCGGTAGAGAAATACTTGTTAAAGGTAAAAACTGATTTAAAGCTCTAAATCTCTGCAGCTGACAATAGGTATCATCAATTGAACCATTATCAATCACGATTAATTCAAAAGGGTAATCATCAAAGTTATGACTTAAATGCATCAAACATTGTACTGTCAAAGTCCATAGATTGTTACATGAAACTATTACAGATACTTCCATTAACCTTCCCCTTTAATCTCCGCAACGATTGCGGCGGCTAATTGCTTTGCAATAGTGTTATAAACTTCATTATCTCTTTCTGTTAAATTGTTGAATCCGTTCCATTTACCGCCACCTCGCAAATCAATGAGATACTCTGGAATAAATCTACGTAATAGTATCTCTATCCTCTCAACATCTACCGCCTTCGCCAGCCATGCCTGCCAGAGGTCATGGTATTTGTTGTATCCGCCAATAAACAATTCCCCTGCTTCGCTATCCGCTTTTAATTTATGAGGAATTCCCTTCGCCTCCTTCGCAGCCACAGTGGTTTCACAAAAGGAAATCATAAATACCAACGCTTGTTCATCTTTTATTGCGTCTGTTATATCCCCATTTTTTAAAAATGATTTTACCCTACCAATTGCTTCTTTCAAGTCCATCTTATCCTCCTTTACCTTTAATGTCATCAATTAAAAGTCATCATCAATACTTTCTTCAACAAACTTTATCGCCCTTTTCAAATCCTTTAATTCTCTTATAATCCACTCCCTATTCGTTTCCGCTTCTTTGGGAGGTAGTTCGGGATTGACTGAATTAAGTCCCCATCGGATTGTTTTACCAGTGGCTGCCAGCACCTCACCACATTTCTCTATTAAATAACCCAATTTTTGTTCAATAGTTTTTGGCTTATATTCTGGTTTCATCTTTGCCCAATTTGTATGCCTTCTCAATTATCTCTTGTATCCACGACAAGTCCCTATCAAATATAGCATCTTCTCGTTCCATAGCATCGGATTGAAGTAATATAGTTTTATTGTTGTGTATTACCTTAATATATCCAGCATATTCTTTGCCACTACCATTATTAGACACTTTTTTCTTTTCGTCTTCTTGTAGTTCTTCAAAATTTGGTCTCGTAACTTCAAACATATTATCCTCCTAATCTTTTCAATAATTTCCATTATGTTTTAACTGGAGTCATTTCAGCGCCTCTTCCAATCCGCCCTAGCTTTTTTCCTATCTTCAAATGCTTTTTCTCTCTTAACACATGCTTCCTCATAGTCTTCATATGCTACACCCGATTTATTCCATTTCATTCTGGCTTTTTCCCAGTTAGCATCTGCTTCCTTCAAATGTGCATCCGCTTTCAGGTAATTATTGATTAGCACATTTTTAATCTTCTTCTCTACCGCTTCTTTTAAGCCCATCTTGCCCTCCTATCATACAGGGTGCATAAAAAGCGAGAAACGAAAAACGAACACCTAACACACTTATCATCATTATCTAACTTAATTTCTTTTATCATTTTCTCCTCTTTTTCTCCTGCACTGAGATTATGAGGCTGATAAATGCATTCCCCAACCCCGCATCAAGAACCCTGCTTCTGAAAGTCGGTAAAGTATAACCCCATAATCCCATTAACTCTTCTTTCGTCAACTGTAACTCCTCAATCTTACATAGGGCGTGATTTAACAATTCCTTTTCTCTTGTATGATAATTTGTAGTAATGTTATCGTGTGGATTCCCTGCTTTCCGATACTCTTCCAAAATCTCCCTGAATTTGTCTTTCATAAGTCTTCCTTCCTAAATTTCCCCGACCATTTATCCACAACCCTGGCGTATGCCGTCGCCCTTTTTCCCTTACCATTAAACCTTCTTATCGCTGTCAACCTATTCTTCTGATAGCCGAGTCTATTTAACCGCCTGCATGTCCACCGTGTCGCCGCTATGGGGTTTTGTGCCTGTATCTTTGTGAGTTTATGCAGTTTGATATTGATACAGTAGAGCCCATACTCCTTACCATTACCTTCATCCCAGAGAGGGTCAAGTGAATGTTCCGTTTCCACCCACGCCATAGCCTTGAGGTCTGATGGTCTGATGTTATACTCTCTGCCTATCTCAAAGACCTGGTCAATGTCTGCGGCGTGGACGGTGCTTGCGAAGATGAGGATTGCAAGAAATTTACTCTTTTTCATATCCTCCTCATTTATATTTTAAACATACTATTATATTTTCTGGCGGAATATAATAACAAGGGCAGTTAAAGAAATAGTTACAACTTCTGCAATAACTTTTTCTTTTCAAAAACCCATATCTAATCCATATAAAAAACCTTCTCATCTCTCCTTCCCGCCCTCATATCTTTCTATCAATACCCAATCTATGTAATCTGCAAATTCCAGTTCTATTTTTTTATCCCACTCCTCAAATGGAATAAATATAAGCAATTTTGAACCATCTGATACAAAAAGAGTTTGTTTATCCTCAATAAAATGTGTTGAACGATGAGCAATCGGGACTTTCAAAACTTTTAAAATAACTATTTCTTTGTTAAAACCATTCATACTATCCCAAATTTTATGATATTTAACTACTTCTTTTAGTTTTGCTGAAAATGTTTTCTGCTTCAAAATTGCTTCTCTCATTTCCAATAGGTAGCCTACTGCCTTTAAATAGATTTTATCCTCCATATCCTTGTCTACAATGGTTCCGTATTTTGGGAATAATTCATAAACCCAAACTCTAACATTGTCTACAAATTCCTTCCATTCTTGGCTGTCAATATCAGGTTCCTTAAATTTTATCCATAATTCACGTATCTGTAAATAATTTTCATATTCAGGACTTATTGGGGATACAGTTGAACGGTTAATTATATTTTCCATCTCACTTCTTCCTTCCCGCCCTCAAACAGTTTGGCGAGGGCTTCTTTGACTCTATCAGCCATAAAAAGACAGATAAATTGTTGTTCTTCATCCGATAAATGACTGCCGTGTATAAGTGCTTCCTCTGCCTCGTTATACCATTCACATAATTTTAATTTTTCCACCTCCGCCAGAATGAGGGTGCGGAGGTTTATGATACTTATATTTACATCAGTGGTTTGGCTTTCTTGCATATCCATCCCAACGTTTTTCCCTAATCTTCCTAACGCCCATAAATCCATCAATTCTCCCTTTACTGTATCAGCCATGTGCACCTACCCTAATTTTTTCAGGAGTATACCCCTGTTCACTTAAATTGCCTGTAACATTAGCTACAAATTTTCTAATCACCCTATATTTTTTTCTGTCTCTCGGCAAATCGCCAGGATAAATTTTCTCGCCCTGAAAGAAATCATGGGAAGAATTAT